TAAGACACGCAGGGGACGAAAACACTAAGCTGAGTTTTGAAACAGATACTATTCATTTGGAAACGGATGGATCTAAGAGGTTAACCGTTGACTCCGATGGTAATGTAGGTATAACAGGGAGCGTCAAAGGAACAGGTGTGGGTGATCGGATTACCCTCAATGGAACGGGATATTTAATATCGGGAGATGTAACAACCTCTGAGTTGGGTCTTGGAACTGCTGCTACAAAAGACGTAGGAATAAGTAACACTAATGTCCTGCAAGCCAACAGCACTATTACAGATGATGATTTCCTAAGAGTCGATGGAACTCAGATCGAGGGACGTTCTGCATCTGAGGTTCTTAGCGATATCGGAGCGCAAGCTTCCTTAACCTTTGGTATATCAAACACTAATGCTGTTAAAATCGACAGCGCGAGTGTCGCTGATGACGAATACGCTAGATTTACCTCTGCTGGACTGGAAAGCCGTTCTAATTCTGAAATAAAAAGTGACATAGGGCTTAGTAGTTCTGATTCCCCAACCTTCAATGGACTAACTGTCACGGGTGCAGCTGGTATATCGGGGGGAGCCAACTTTATCGGAACAGGGGTGGGTAATAGGATAACCGCAGAAAATGGTAAAGTCTATCTAGTCTCTGGAGACATCACCGATACTGATACAAATACTTTTGTTACTGGTGCGTCTTTTAACACAAGTGATGGTGTTATTACATTAAGTCGCAACGATGCATCCACTGTTACAGCCGATCTAGACGGGCGTTTTATTTTAAGTAGCGCAACGGGTGCAGCTGCTCCGTTGAATGTTGGTATTAGTAATACTAATGTCTTACAGGCTAACAGCACAATTGTAGATAATGATTTTCTCCGCATAGACGGCACTCAAGTAGAAGGAAGATCTGCAAGCGAAGTTCTATCCGACATCGGAGGACAAGCGTCTTTAACTTTCGGAATCTCAAATACAAACGCTGTTAAGATTGATAGTGCAAGTGTTGCAGATGATGAATATGCAAGATTTACTTCTGCTGGTCTTGAGAGTCGTTCCACTTCTGAGGTCAAAAGTGATATAGGCTTAAGTAGTGATGACTCTCCGACTTTCAACGGGTTAACTGTCACGGGCGCAGCTGGTATATCGGGTGGGGCTAATTTTATTGGAACAGGGGTAGGCAATAGGATCACAGCCGAAAACGGTAAAGTCTATCTGGTGTCGGGTGATATTACCGATACTGACACAAATACTTTTATTACAGGAGCATCCTTTAACACCAGTGATGGTGTGTTAACACTAAGCAGAAATGATGCAGCAACTGTTACTACAGATCTAGATGGACGTTTTGTTTTAAGTAGCGCTACTGGTGCAGCCGCTCCGTTGAACGTGGGAATTAGCAATACAAATCTTTTACAAGCGAATAGCTCGGTAATAGACAACGACTTCTTGAGAATAGACGGCACTCAAGTGGAGGGAAGATCTGCCTCTGAAGTTCTTTCGGACATTGGGGCGCAAGCGTCCCTCACCTTCGGCATATCAAATACAAATGCAGTAAAGATTGACAGCGCTTCGGTAGCTGATGACGAATATGCACGGTTTACTTCTGCTGGGTTAGAGAGCCGTTCTACTTCTGAAGTAGTTAGTGATATTGGAGCGGTAGCAACTGGTTCAACAGGACTATTAGCTAACTTAAGCGCAGTTGACGCAGATAACGTAACAGTTAGTAATCTAGAGGTAGATAATTTAAAAGCTGGGGTCTTAGATACAGATCTTAGTAGTGTAAGCTCAAGTGATGATACTCTAGCTTCAGCAAAAGCTATCAAATCTTATGTTGATAGCACTGTTATCCCTGATACAAACACCTTTGTTACTGGAGCGTTATTTAATACAAGCGATGGTGTTTTGACACTAAGCAGAAATGATGCATCCACTGTTACTACAGATCTAGATGGACGGTTCGTTTTAAGTAGCGCCACTGGTGCAGCCGCTCCGTTGAATGTAGGAATCAGTAATACTAACGTTATTCAGGCGAACAACACACTTGTAGATAATGATTTCCTTAGAATAGACGGAACGCAAGTGGAAGGAAGATCCGCTTCGGAGGTTCTCTCCGACATCGGAGGACAGGCATCATTAACATTTGGTATTTCAAATACTAATGCTGTTAAGATAGATAGCGCATCAGTAGCTGATGACGAATATGCTAGGTTTACCTCTGCTGGATTAGAAAGTCGCTCTACCTCTGAAGTTAAAAGCGACATAGGGTTGAGTGCTAACGATTCTCCGACATTTAATGGATTAACTGTCACAGGAGCGGCTGGTATATCTGGTGGAGCTAACTTTATCGGAACAGGTATAGGTAATCGAATTACCGCTGAAAACGGTAAAGTTTATTTGGTGTCGGGAGATGTCACCACTTCAGAATTAGGACTTGGCACTGCTGCTACAAAGGACGTAGGTATTAGCAATAATAATGTCATCCAAGCAAATAACACGCTTGTTGATAATGATTTCTTAAGAATAGATGGCACACAAGTAGAGGGAAGATCGGCATCAGAAGTCCTGTCGGATATCGGAGGACAAGCTTCACTTACCTTCGGCATAGCAAACACAAACGCTGTTAAAATTGACAGCGCAGACGTTGCTGACGACGAATATGCTAGATTTACAGCTGACGGCCTTGAAAGTCGTTCAACATCAGAGGTTCTTAGTGATATCGGGGCGCAAGCCTCGCTGACCTTTGGGATCTCAAACACGAATGCTGTAAAGATCGACAGCGCTTCAGTAGCAGATGATGAATACGCAAGATTTACCGCTAACGGCTTAGAGAGTAGATCTACTTCAGAAGTAAAAAGTGATATAGGTTTGTCATCAAATGATTCTCCAACTTTTAATGGATTAAAATCCACGGGTGCAGCAGGAATTTCGGGAGGAGCAAACTTTATTGGCACGGGTATAGGCAACCGAATCACAGCCGAAAACGGTAAACCTTATCTTATTTCTGGAGATGTCACTACATCTGAACTAGGACTTGGCACTGCTGCTACAAAGGATGTTGGAATTAGTAACAACAATGTCATCCAAGCAAATAATACCTTGGTAGATAACGACTTCCTCAGAATAGATGGCACTCAAGTCGAAGGTAGATCAGCTTCTGAAGTCTTATCTGACATCGGAGGACAAGCTTCGCTTACCTTCGGAATAGCAAACACAAACGCTGTTAAGATTGATAGCGCAAGTGTTGCTGACGATGAGTATGCGCGGTTTACTGCTAACGGTTTAGAGAGTCGTTCGACATCTGAGGTCAGGTCTGATATAGGGCTGGGGGAAGCTGCCACACTGGATACTGGCATTTCTGCGGGAGAAGTCGCTGTGTTTACGGGAAGTGTCGTGGATAATGATTTTCTTCGTGTTGATGGAACAGCGATTGAAGGTAGATCAGCTTCTGAAGTTCTGAGCGACATTGGAGCGCAAGCTTCGTTGACTTTTGGAATATCAAATACGAATGCCGTTAAGATAGACAGCGCATCAGTCGCTGATGATGAGTATGCTAGATTTACAGCTGATGGATTAGAGAGTCGCTCTACTTCTGAAGTCTTGTCTGACATTGGAGGGGTTGCTGATGGAGGCTCTCCGACTTTCGATAGTATCTATCTTCAAAACACAATTTATCATGATGGAGATACAGACACTCGTATAGATGTTAGCGCGGATACAATCCAACTTGCTACAGCAGGAACTACAGCACTTACAGTAGCTTCAAACAGCAATGTCGGTATAGGAACAGCAACTCCCAACGCTTCATATAAACTCCATACGCAGGGACTTTCCTATGCAACAGGAATGGTTGTAGGAGGCGGTCTGGTTGGGGCTTCGATTGAAAACGGATTAGCAGTAGAAGGAAAAACTGCATTAGGTTATTATTCAACCAGTAACACACTGGGAGTATACGGAAACGCTAGCGTGGGGACATCTTATATAAGCTCCTCCGCTCCTTCTAATGGTCTAATAGTTCAAGGAAATGTTGGGGTTGGAACTCAATCGCCAGCAACTGCCCTTGAGGTCAATGGCGCAATAAAAGGTGGAGTAAATGTTTCTGATAAAAGCGCTGATTTTACTTTATCATCAGCTGATAATGGAAACTTTATTAACGGAACATCTACTTCATTCGATCAAATATCAATCTCTAGTGATATAGGCGCAAACTTTAACTGTTGTGTAATGCATCCAACATCAGATGTTGACATTGTGGCTTCCAGTAGTATGATTGTTAATGGCGTGACAGATGGCACTGTGACTCTAGCATCTGGATATCAACCAGCTTCTATAGTTAGAATCGCATCCAATAGTTACGCGGTATTCGGTAATTTATTATGATTATAAGACCCTCAATGTCGGGGATATTCGAAAAACATGTAGAAACTCCTCTGGATATAAGCGGTATGCCCACCGCAAGGCTAGCCTATGGATTAAGGCTGCTTCGTGCTGCTTACACTGGTGCTGCTATAAGAGTTAGAAGAGATTCTGATAGCACCGAAGCAGATGTTTATTTTTACAATCAAAAAGAAGTAACCCTTAACAGTCTGACTAGCGCAGGGAGCACCCTTAGAGATTTTGTAGGAAGCAACTCAGCTTTCGTTACTAAGTGGTATAACCAAAGTGGCAATACAAGCACTCAACAAGGTGGAGGATCTTGGAGCGGATATCCAACTGCACCAGATGCAGTCCAAACAACTACAAGTAGACAGCCTGAGTTAATTTCTTCTGGAGTGTTTAACAGAGGGCTTAAATGTGTTACCTCTGGGGGATATAGCGCTTCTGGAGATTATTTGCAAGTAAACCAATACAGATTACCTAATACTGACGATAATTTTAGTTTAGTTATGGCTTGTGAAGTATTTAATTTTACAGGAGCTGGCGGTCTCATTACTAATTTAGATAATTTTAATGATGGAGTAGAAATGATTTATTTATCTGGTGGAAGTTACAGGTTAGCTGTAGATGCTTATGACGAAGATAGTGCTAGTGGTTATCCAACATATACACGCACAATAGTTGGTTCATACTACGACAGGCAAAGATCAACTGCCGCAGGAGGAGATGGAAAATCCATGATACTTAGAGTGAGCGGGACCGAAACCACTAGAGACGTAAATGAAGATAAACATATTGGTAGATCGGATAGATTTAGAATTGGTTGCAGAAGAATAAGCAACAATCCTTTTAATGGAATAATCAGAGAAGTTTATGTATTTGATTCAAGCGCGGGATCGGGGAAAGCTGCATTAGATGATGACCTTAAACTTGCATTAGAGAGAAATGTCGCAATATATAACGAGGTTAATTACGCATGAGATATTTAAAATTCGAAAATATTGATGGTGCCGAACAAAGAAGCAGAGAGCTTTGGGAGGAAAAATTGGGGCGACCTAAGAAGGAAGAAGATGAATCAGAATTCATGTATGGTTGGGAAATCTCTGAAAGCAGCGAAGGAGGATCGTATCTGTTAATAGATGATGGCGGCATGATCCTCAGTGACGAAGAAAAGCTGGCTCTAGAACCAGAGCAGTCTTATCAAGATTGGCGCGAACAATATCAGCCCGAATCAGTGCAAATCGAAAGAGAAGAACTTGAATCAATGTAGCAAGAACATATAATTTATGTATGCTAGACTGTCTTTTTTTAGTCCCTATAGACCATAGAGGGATTCAAGGTAAATTGTTCCGTCAATATTTACAGTTGCAATCTTGGTGCGACCGAAATAACTCAGCTATATTTACAGTAAACGGATTGTTTCTGAATTTCGCTCGTAACTCTTTAGCTACAGGAGGAAAAGGATTGACCGATCCTCGACCGCCAGAGGCTAAGTGGCTATTTTGGATCGACTCAGATATCGCATTCACAATTGAACAGGTAGAAAAACTACTGTCAGTTCCAGAAGAACACAAATTTTGCAATGGGTGGTATGTGCAAGACTCTAGTGATAACGCTATGTGTGGGATGTGGGACGAGGATTTTTTTAGCACAAATTACCACATGCCCTTCTTTTCAGCGAATATTTTGACTCAAATAGGGCAGGAGAAACCAGATACCTTAATAGAGGCAGACTTTACGGGATTTGGTTTCACTCGTTTGGCGAGTTCTATTATAGAGCAAATGGTTTATCCTTATTTTACTCTAAATATACAAGAGTTAGGAAAGTTTAGAGATATGAGTTTTGACGATGTAAGTTTCTGTCAAAATTGCGAAAATCAAACAGGCGTTAAGCCTTTAATAGTGCCGAGCTTACGAGTGGGTCACTTGAAATCCTTTATTGTATAAGCTTGAAAGTGAGGAGTATTGCCTTCTTGAAAGTCGTTTTTAAAAATTAAACAGGGAACTTTCTCTCCATTTATTTCAAGGACACCTGATAAATAATTAGTGCCATTTTCTTTTTTCTTTATCCAAAATGCGCCGAGCTTATTCTGGGTCCACTCCGAAGGTTGTTTGCTTGAGGAGTTCGATAAAGTCTCTTCTGGCATGACTGGGTAGTTTTTTATATTGTTTTTTTAAACGACGATAGACTCTTTTAGATACAGGATCAGTAGGATTACAAATCTCTCTCAGTTCTCTAGATATTTTATTATTCATAATTTAGCTATGTATGTTTCCGAGTCTTTTATGAAACCCATTTTTTCATAAAACTTAGCCACTTTTTCAGATTTAGGATGAGCCATAACTCTGTTCATAGTAATATATTTAAATTCTTTTTCTTTAGCGAATTTTAAGGCGGCTGCTAAAAGTTTATAGCCAACAGTGGGGTTCTTAGACAACCAAATATATTCGGCAAATATTTCTTCTCCAAATTTTTCATTTCTATTATTAATAAAAGCTATAACGGCATCATACTTGCCATCAGAATTTTTGTTACCCCAAAGAAAAAAATTCCAAGCTAGAATTCTTTTGTTACCAAAAGCATTAAAGATATATTCTTTATTATGGTTTAAGAAATGATGACCTTCATGTTCGTTTTCATGAAGATGTAAATCAAAAACATCATCTAGCAGCTTTTGAAATTCAGAAGGATCTGTGATTCTTCTAATCACTTATTAAGAACAACAATTAATTTCCGAGCTTCTTTGGCGGGGATATCCTTGTAGGAGGACCATTCCTTTGCATCTTCGTTCCTATAGGCATCCTTCTTCCATAAGTCTCGCAAGACACCTTTGCAATCTTGAAAAGAGCCAACATTGTATTTGTCCCTGAGAATTTTCTCTAAAAGATCTACAGGTGTTATAGGGCTAGCAACAACTTCTGACTCGTAGGATTGAGCACTTCCTTGAGATTTGTCGATCTCATCTGCCCCGACAATATGGATGTTAAGATAATTACGGACACAACGGACAAAAGCCCTATTGCAAGCTATAGTTTCGAGAAACTTAGCACAAAAAGAATCCGTGTTATCTAAAGTAGCATTAGCGGTATCCTCGTATTCAATACCGCACAGACTTTCGTAATTAGGTAACCAAGCAATCCGACACTTCGCTGTTACATAACCTTCAGATACATTATCCACCTCATATGCTACACCACGATAACCACGAAGTTTAGCCAACTCTTTTATGCCACCGAGCATGATTAACAATTGTTTGTCTTCCAGCCCGTCGATAGAATTAGGAACAGCTTGGTTTCTAGCTTCAAACCACCCTCTGTTGGGATACAAGAATTCTGGCTTAATCATAGCTCTCCAATCAACAGAGCCGTCTTCGTTGTAGATATAATCTACATTTTCGAATAAACCTTCCCCATTACGTTGATAAATATCTGGTCCGTAGATTTTTTTAGCGGCTTTCTTTTTAGCTGTTTTATTCTGACTCATAAATATAAAAGTGGTCTAACTCTCTCCAATATTCAGGACTATCCAACACTTTATTGTTCCTGTCAAGTCCTTTTTTGAAATGAGCGTAACTTAGATACTCTTTACCTTCACATACTATTCTTTTCCGCGAGATAAAACGTGTTTTTTCTGTGATTTCGCAAGGTTTTTCTCTAGCAGGATAAGCGTATCTTACAGGAATGTCAAAATACTTATTACGCAGAGCGCTTACATGTTCTTCTTTTTTTGATAAAATATTTAAATTAACACCCAATCTTTTAACGAACCTAAAATAGTTTTCGGGGATATCTTCATCCATGTCATCAATGAATAAAAAGAAGTCTTGGAGGTTATTAGCTATTTTTTGTAAACCTTGAGGTTGAATTAATTTATCAGAGCAAATAGAGGAGATTTTATATTCGCTGAAATACTTAAGAAAAACATCTTCGTTAAGGCCGTAGTCAGGTCTTAACATAATACGTTGATTAGCAGAAACATTGAGGCGAGTAAAAGCTGTAGGAACTATCTCAAGTAAATCCTGATTAAAGCCACTACCCGCATAAAGAGTCTTAAAGTTTACTCTAGGTTCAGTTATTTTTAGTAAATCTAAAACGCTTTGAGCCACTACTTCAGGTTTAATTTTAGTTATTTGTGACTTGGGATCTTGACTATCAAAGCAGGGTTTTTTATCCCACTTAGGAGCTAAATTTACATTCATGGATGGGCTGGAAAAAATAGGACGGTTAACTTCAGGGTAAGTATTACCAAACAAATTTACCGTTGGTATTTTTTTTGCGCTGGCTAAATGATTTAAAGCGTTGTCGGAGCCTAAGTGCAACAAAGAATTAGATAGAAGAAAGCTTTGTTGTTTAAAGGTTAAATTTAAAGCTTGATCAACTCCTTCTATTTTAGATTTACCTCCTAACTGAACTACTTTTATGGAATTGTTTTTGAGGAAAGGAGAAAGTAAGTTTAAGACTAATTCATAAAAAGGATAATGTTTTGATTGTATGTCATCATCATTAGCCAAGGTTATATATTTTTCAATAGTTAAAGGAAAGAAGTGATCTTTGACTATAGGAAGAGAAATTTTTACTCCCAAATTTTTAGCATATTCTTCTAGTAAATGAGACATAATTAACGTAGTGAAAATTGATGTTTGTTTAAACCATTATGGATGAAAGAAATATTTTTTTGGGTAGTTGTGTTTGGATAAAACACCATCTCAAATAAACCTTCATGATCTCCCGCTCCTTCCATTACAAAAGAATTTTCTACTACAGGAGAATAAGCAATAACTCTATGGACATAAGGGTTGTCGTCTATAAATGGAAAATATTGAGGATTAGTGAATATATATATATTGTAATTCTTGTATTGTTTTTTAAGGTTTTTTATGAGTGAATTTACCAATAACACATCCGTCTCAGTTTGCGGGATAACGACTGCGATACGTTTGCCTTTATCTTTCTCTCCCAATATATCTGAAAGTTCTACAGTTTTAGATTTAGACAATTGTTCTCTAGCCACGTTTTTAAAATAATTAACAATTTCTGCGGCTGGAGTCCCTGAGTTTAATTTACCCATCCAATGCTTAAATCCTTGAGAGTTAGCATCTACATCATCTCTTATGATATTTTTATATATATCAATCAAAAACTCTTCTTTACTGATATAATTGGCTAACGGTTCATAATCAGGATTATATTCGATAGTGTCCTTAGGATCGAAGTCATAATCCACAGATGGCATAGCATCAATTATTTGCTCTAATTGTTTTCCTATTGATTTGGTAGAAAAATTTTCAATAGTCCATTGACGAGCCTTCCGTTCGGTTGCTCTTTTCTCTTCTTTATCCATAAGCCAAACTAATTCTAGTTTGTCACAGATATCTGAAGCGTGTGTAGAGGCTTTAATAAATTGAGTCCCAGGCTCTCTGTATTCACTCCATTCAAGGGGGAAGCCTCCTGATTCTTCGGTGCAAGTATCTTCACCACAGGAGTAGTTAGTCACCAAAGTAATCAACTCTGACAACTTAGCTTCTTGGATAGGTATCTCTTGACCGCCGCTTGTAAAAGGATGGCAATATACATCCATAAGATTATATATTTCGTTAAGCTGTTGATCTGTTACACCTCTAGAAGTATTAGTTGTGTTAAGCGTTTTTTCAGAACCACACTTATTGCACTTTTGTTCTTGACCAGAGAATGGTCTTATTTCATACGAAAGACAGTTAGAGCATACATAGGTGGTTAAAACATCTGAAGGATCTATATTTTTTTCGTTTAGTAAGCGAGGTATATCCCACCCTTCGCTCCAATGAGTGTGTAGAAGTAATTTTGCTTTTGGATTTTTTTGTTTAAAAAGTTTAAATCCCTCTAAAATATTAGGAACGCTTTTTCTAAGTTGATTTCTAAAAACAAATCCTACAATAAATTCATCAGTAAGACCGTGGGATTCTCTTAGTTTTTTGCGATCCTCTTCGTTATGTCTAAAAAACATATTTTCGTCTAACGACCCTCTTAAAGTTTTTACATGATCATACCCTAGTTCTTTCATAGCTTTTTCTGCGAAAGAGGACCAAACGTAATAATGTTTTACTTTAGGAGCAAAGTCCACTGCTTGAGGTAAAATAGGGAGGCTATCTAAAGTAGTCCATATCATGGTATTAATTTTATGCCACCAAGGTTTTAAATTATAGTTATTGAAAGCCCATATATCTTCCATTCCTATATAAACATCGGGTTTAAATTCTTGGATAGCTTTATCAATTAACTTAGCTCCATATCCAGCATCTCTTTTTTCTTCCTCAGATTGTATTGATTGAATTACATGGGCAGGAGGTGATGCTCCCCGACACTCCCAAGGAACCTGTTGCGTTGCTGGTGAATCCCATTCAATACCGTTAGCTAATTCTACTAAATTATATTTACCAGTATCAAAAAGATACCGCATAATATTTTTTTTATTTTTACCAAACCCAGTAAAGGCTCTGCAAAAATTAGAATGTATTAACACTGTTTTTTTGCTCATCTAAAATTTTCCTTTGATTCAAATTATTTTGTAACCTATGAATATAAAGTTCTTGGAGGAAGAATTTGCAAAATTCAAGCAATCCATACCCTTCAGACATTTCCACACCAATACCAAACTTGTTAGCTGAGTTACGAGTCACTCCAAAGGAGAAGGCTTTAGTGCCGTCTTTTTTGGTATAAGGTTTAAAGGAAATGGAAGTTTTGTTATCCTCGTAAGAGTGGAACGCAGAAAACTCCGTATAGTTAGTTATAGCATTTATAAGACCCCCTACTTCGATTTCGTTTAACTTAATAGAAATAGATTTTTCAGGATCTTTAGCGTTACCCGAAAAAGAACCGCTTCTCTTTGATGCGTCCCAAGAATACTGCTTCACAGCCCTGACATAAACACAAGGCTCTTGGTTTTTATTGTTAGCTCCAATATCGAAGCTGAAGGCGCATCCCGTGTTCTTGGAATTAGGCTTATAATACTGAACAATCATGTAAGATTGTATGTATTAAAGCATAAAATTCAATTATCTTTGGAGTCTACAGACACCTCTTTTTTAGGTCATCCATGATCACCTTTAGCTTTCTCTATTTGTTTTTGTGTAGGAGCACCTTTGTCTCCTTTTTTACGCATTTTTTCACCAGAGCCGCTTTTGATGCGTTCTTTTTTCTTTCTGATGTTTTCCCAAAGACTGCTGTCAGACTCTTTTTTCTTCTTAATAATTTCATCATGGCGTTTCATGAAAGCCTCATGATTGGGACCAGCCATATAAAGAGTTTTGCCGTCTTCGCTTTTGTGAGTGTGGAAACCTTGTAAGCCTAATTTTTTTGCATCCTTGAGGGCTTCTTCTTTGGTTTTAAAATAGTGCTGCATAGGATCAGCAGCAGCTTTAGCTATGTCAGAATCAGCTTTCCTGTATGATTCTTTAACCTTGCCCCCTCTCCGCATTTTGAGAAACATATTAACTCTAGCCATAGCCCAGCCATGACGAGACATATTAGGTCGATGAGATGTGCTGAAAGCTCCAGCGCCACGCCGATACACCTTTTTAAGTTGACCAAGAGTTACTTTTTTAGAATGCTTAGAATTATGTTCTTTGACTTTTTCTTTTAGAGAATTTGTGGTTTTTTCGCTAAATGTAATCTTGCCACCCTTTTCTCCCGCGCTTCCTTTGGGGTTTTTCTTGGAACCTTTCTTTCTTTCACTTGGTTCAGCAGGAGTTTGAGCACCGCTTTTGCGACCCCTACGTTTAGCCGCCTCAGAAACATCTGCATCTGGGACATTGGCTAAATTAGGGTTCATTGCTAAAAGTTCATCGTGATCGAAAATTGTTTCACCATCCCATTCATATTCGCTCTCTAAAGACCCCTCTACCTTCTTTCCAGACCTCCACTGCTTACAAGACCAATAGCGAGCTTTATACTTCGGACCTGGGTTGTCACAATTATGCCTAGCTCTAAAGCTTTTTCTGCGAGCAGGGTCATCCCTCTTTATTTCCATATTGGGGTCACCAAAATTTACTTTTACGATATTACCTTTTTCGTTTTTGACGTAAACAGAGAACTTTTTCGGACCTTTTGGGGTTCTGAAAGGTTTGTTTAGGGTTTTATTCTCCTTAGCGGCTTCAGAAAATATAATATATTCCGTGTCGCCTTCCCCCACTACGAGAGAGGCTTCGCTTAAACCCTTTTTATACTGAGAAAAACAGACTGCTGCTCTTTGTTTATTGTCCTTGAATTCATCCTTACCAGCTAAATCTAGCATACATCTGTTCATGAACTCAGAACGCTTCTCTTTGTCTTTGGGAGATGGGAGTGGCATACTTATGCTTTTACACCAAAAATAGGCTCACATATCGTTTTCATGATAAAATCACGATTTTCTTTAAACACAGGAATACTACAAAACCTGTTGTAAGAATGAGCAAAAGTGTCCGCTATATAAAAAAGCTTATCATATCTAAAAGAATCGTATAAATAGACTTCTTTTATGTAAGATGTAACTAGTTCAGCTAATTTTTTTCTCAATTGTAAATTGTAAATTCCATCAAAAATATCCTTATCAAAAGAGATGGATAAAGAATCACAAACCATTTTAAGAAATCTATCGTCATCCTTAGTCTCTAAACCAAGCTCCAGCATAAGATCTACAATGTCTATAAAAGGATGCCCCATACATAGATCTGACAAAAAATCAAAGTAGAACCCATCATAGCCATAGAAAATAGAGTCTAAGGAAATAGAAGCATGACATTTGTATTTAAAATGTTTTTTAACTTTATCTGCGTATTCTAATATTTCTGCTTCTAGGTTCTTCATCAGACGCTGGCAAAGCGGATAGTTGGTATAACTTTGAAAAGCTCCTATAATATCCTTGGGCAGAAAAACAGAAGGATCTAGGTCTTTCGCAAATTTTTTGATTACGCTATTATAGGATCTGCGGACGCGCTTATCATTAAAAACTTCAGAATATGCTTGAGAGAAATCTTGAAAGTCTTCAAAAATAATAGATCTCCCATAGTCTCTTATATTTTCAGCGGGAGATACCTGTGTGAGTAAGCATGTTATGGTTTCTCCTATTTTAATTTCGCGATAATCTATAAAATTAGGAATACGTTTGCACTTATTGTTTTTTAATGAAGAGGCTTCTCTTTTAAGGATGCCCTCTGGGTCGCTAAGAGAAATTTTTAAATTCATTCTCTGGTTTTCTTCTCCATAGAAAGAAAAAAGATCAAAATTATCGTAGATTCCTAAGAGACTAATGTTTTTAGGTTCCAGTTTAGCATCCAGTTTTTTTAAGACCTGACAAGCAAATTTTTTATCGTCTTCTGGATCGCCTCGTTCTTGGAAAGAATAAGCTTTATCTTTAAATAAAGAAGAGATTCTCATCGCTTATAATAAAAAACCAACCCCCTTTTTCAAGGAGGTTGGTTTAAAGAAGGAGGATTAACCGCTTCTTATCCCAACAAGGTTAAAAAACCTTGCCGAAACTTTGCTCTGCAAGACGCACCCCACAAATACTGCTCTTGGCAAACTTGCGGTCCACGCCAGCGTTGCGATCATAAACCTTAACGTAATTATCAGTCTCACCCATAAGCTGGGCATTAAGGGATTCACCTTGAGAGGTGTAGAGACCGAAAAACCTACCCTTGGTGTTACGGATCGCTCGCATGACTCTAGTGTTAACTCGTTTCATATGCACAATATTATGTGAATGAAACCTCTTTGTCAACTATTTTTAGAGAAATTTTTTCTGCTTTGTTATTTTGCACTATAAACTTAGATAAAGGCACTTGAATCAAGGTTTTAACTAAATTTTTAATTTGTCTCGCGTGGCTATTTTTCTCTTTAATTTTATTGAAAATGTATTTTTTAATACTTGGATGGTATTTTATATGTATTTTTCTATCTACTAATCTTTCACTAATAAGATTAAGCTCCGTGCTAATTATTTTATTTAGATGGTTGTCTGATAACTTATTAAAATAAAGTATTTCGTCTAATCGAGCTAATAATTCGGGTCGTAAATGATTCTCTAAAGATTTTTTGTATAATTCAGAATCATTTTTATTCTCAGGAAGAAAACCAACACTGCGTTTAGATTTTTCATTATGACCTATATTGGAAGTCATAACTATAATACTCCTGCTGAAATCAACATCTCTATTTAAGTTATCAGTAGCCTTTCCTTCGTCTAATATATGAAGAAGTAAATCTAGTATTTTAGGATCGCACTTCTCTACTTCATCAAACAAAATTACACAATTAGGATTATTGCGAACAAATTCAGTTAATAAACCACCCTCTTCAAAGCCTACATATCCAGCATTAGCACCAATAAGTTTAGAAACGCCAGTTTTGTCCTGATACTCGCTCATGTTTAACTGGATAAAAGACTTCTCGTTACCAAAAAAATACTTAGCTATTTTTTTAGCTGTGAAAGTTTTACCTACACTTGTGCCACCAATAAACAAGAAGTTAGATAAAGGTTTGCAAGGGTCATTTAGGCCAGCTTTAGCACAAGCTAAAGAATTATGAATAGAAGATATTATATCTTCTTGTCCAAATATTTCGCTATTCATCTGTTTGGCAAAGTTTACAAATGAGGAGCTGTTTTTGGTTATTGTTTTGGCTGAAAGACCTGTTTTTTCAGTAAAAACTGCTATTATATCTTTTTGTCTAATTTTTTGCTTACGACCGTGAGGTTTCGTTATATCAGCCAATTCTTGCAAGTATACTTTTAAAATTGTGGTGAATTTTTCCTCATCTAAATTCTTTTCGTCTCCGCTCTCTACTAAGAAATCACAAAGATCTTTTCTAGCATCAGACATTTTAGAAGAAATCTTGACGTATTTTATCTTAGTTCTAGCTCCAATTTGATCTATCAAATCAAAAGCTTTATCTGGAAATCTTTTGTTGCTTAAGAATTTGTGGCAAAAATCTAAAATAGTGTCAATATCCTCTTCTTTGTAATTAACGTGATGAAAATCTTCATAAAAAGGAAGAGCTTTCATGACAATTTCCTTAGTATCAGCTTTAGAAGGTTCATTAATAATGATTTTATCAAACCTTCTTTTCATGGCTGTGTCTTTCTCAAAAAACTTTTTATATTCTTGTGAAGTAGTGGCACCAATACACTTAATATCCCCACGGGCTAATGCTGGTTTTAACATATTGGAAGCGTCAACAGCCCCCTCTGAATTACCAGCTCCTATTATCGTATGTATCTCATCAAAGAATAAAACCACCTTAGGGTCTTTCTCTGCTTCAGCTATTAAAGCCTTAAATCGCTCTTCAAATTCACCCCTATATTTAGTCCCAGCTACCATAGCGCTTATGTCTACCGCGCAAATTTGCATCATAGATAGATGAGGAGGCACTTGCTGAGTAACAATTTTTTGGGCCAAGCCTTCCACTACAGCAGTTTTACCTACGCCAGCTTCACCCACTAAAATAGCATTGCTTTTATTCTTTTTGGAAAGGATTTCTATTAATTCTGTGGTTTCTCGATCCCTACCTGTAATTTTAGCTGATTTCTTTTCGATAAACCTTTCATTAAGGTTTATACAAAATTGATCTAAATAACTTAAAGGAGCTTTTTCTTCTTCTCGGGAAAAAGAGCCTCTTTTCCCCTCTATCTGGAGAATTGTTTTGATTTGATCTGTGGGAGGTATGCTGGTTTCTAGCACATGTGTTTCAATAACATCTTTTATGTGGATAGGATCAATGCCTTCTGAACGCAAATGGTCTATAAACTCGCCGCCACTATCAATAGCTATATATAAAATATGCTCCACCCCGATAAAAAAACTATCAAAAGTATCTGAAAATTCTTTTGCTAGCAAAATTATTTCATTTATTTCTTGGTGCCATCCACCTTGACCTTTACTAGACTCAAAAGATTTCTCGTTTTTTATTGAGTAGTCTTTAAAAATTTTAACAAATTTTTGAGAATCAAGGGGAACCCCGTAACCTTTAAGCTTTAAAATGCAGCTGTCGGATAGGTTCGATAAACAACCATAAATGAGATGTGGAGCAGAAACAAGAGAGTGACCGTTAGCTTCCGCAAATTTTTTAGCGTCTTTTAAACCTTTTTTCGCTTTAGGGGTGAGATTAAAATCAGTTAGGCCCATCATAATTCTTTACACTATTTAATTTCAGATAACTTCATGTAGATTTTATCCTTTAGAGGAAAAAGTTTGTCAACAAAAACAACATCGTCTCCTTTGGAGCCATAAATGATAATTATATCTCCTTTAACTGGTAGTTTTTTACCTTCATCTAGGTAATCTGTAAGACGAGAAGCGCGATTGCTGTCCAGAAACAAAGCATTCACATTGCCAACTTCATCTTGAATATCTAAACGAGCGTATTTGTTGCCATTTCTGCTAGTCCTTCTAATAATATCGGTGATAACACCTACAAATTTAACATTAGCTCTCTCTGCTAGATCGCGGACAACAGAAGAGGAGTGGAAATCGTCTTCGTAACTGAAAACCTCTCTTATGTTGAATGAGTAGCTATATCCTAGTAATTTTTCCTCAAAATACCAATTAGAGTATTTAATGTGTTTGGAGTTCATTTCGTATATCTCTTTGTAAGGTGAGAACTTTTTACGAAATGTCTCAAAACGCCTATCTGTAAACATCTGGCGGTTGTCATCGCCTACCATTTTATCTTTGCGAGTTTCATGGATCGCTGTGATAATATCATAATTATATTTATCTCCTAAGGCGATCAAGTTTCTCTTTTCTCGATCAGTGAGAATGTTGAAGGTCTGAGCTTCAAGAACTAATCGGCATCTGTTGCTGTGGACAAAAGAATCGAGTAAACCAGCTTGGATAAGAGCTGATAAGATACCTATATTAAGCCCAGCTTGTTTTGCAGACAGGAAGACTTCATATTTGTTCGCAAATGAATCCTCTCTAAATTCTAACAACGACTCTAAAACCTTAGTAGAAACCCCTTTAATTGAGTTAAGACCATATCTAATGTTTTCACCCTCAATTTTAAAGTCAATGTCAGACTTGTTGAGATCGGGCGGCAAAAGTTTTATGCCGAAATCCCCTAGTTCTTGAGTAATCTTAGCTATTTCTTCGTGAGAATTAGGTTCATACTTTGTATATTTTAAAAGACTTAAAAAGAACTCTTTAGGGTGGTTAAATTTAAGATATACAGTGCAAGCTGCCAGATAAGCATAACTAATTGAGTGTGACTTGTTGAAAGAGTAGTTAGCAGAGTCTTCAGCTACGCTCCACAAGACATCTCCGATGGCAGGATCGAGATTGTTTTGTTGTATTTTTTCTTCGATCTTAGCTTTCCACGCTGGCATCTGATCCACCTTCTTCTTCCCTACGATACGCCGTAACTGCTCCGATTCATCAAGGCTGAAGCCTACTTTAACAGCCATTTTCATGAGCTGTTCCTGATACAAGGGGATACCGCCTGTATAACTTAAAATATCATCAAAAAATTCATGAACCGACTGAGATTCCCCTGTTCTGACATATTCTGCGTATCTATCCTTAAAGTCTAAAGCTCCAGGTCTAGCAATAGCGACAACAGCAGAAAGCTGCTCCAGATCCCGTGGAGCTATTTGCTGACACACCTTGAAGTTGGTATCTGCTTCGATCTGGAAAAGCCCCTGTGGAGAGCGTAGACAAGAGAGGGCTGCGTATATGGAAGGGTCATGAGGATCTATCTCAGAGGCTTCTATACCTATCTGCTTACAAACATCATGCACTACAGATAAAGTCCTCAAACCAAGAATATCAAACTTAACGCTTAGACTCGCCACATCATTCATGTCATAGCCAGAAACCAATGCCCCATCATTTGTAGTTTGGAGTGGCATAATATCGTCTAAATCATAATAAGAGATACAAATACCAGAAGGGTGAACTCCTGTGTTTTTATTTAACCCTTGAAGTTTTTTAGCTATGCGAAAAGCTTTAGAGTGCTTATCTGCATAAGCCTTGAAGGTTTCGCTCTCTTCATATGCATCATCAAGTTTAGCTACGATCCCAAAGTGTTTCGGGATTGTATCACTAATTTGGTTTACTTCTGCTTCGCTTAAATCTTCTACTATCTTACCGCACTCTTTCATGCAGAGCTTACTGCTCAAAGTATTAAGAGTCAGAATTTTAGAAGTGCGTCCTTCGAACTTTTTCTCGATGTAGGCAATCACCTCGGCACGACGATCATAAGAGATATCGTTATCAACATCAGCTAGCAAGCTACCATCAAGATAAATTTCTCCATTATGTTCTATTTTTTTGGCCCTGCTTTTAGAGACAAATCTTTCGAAGAAAAGATCATACTCAATGGGATCAATGTTAGTGACCCCGATTACATAAAGAACCAGAGAACCTGCCGCACTCCCCCGACCTGCGCCTGTCGGGATATCGTTTTCCTTACAATAGTTAAGAATATCCCAATTTAGAAGAATATAGTCTACAAACCCTAAATCTTGGAAAATTGTTAATTCTTCTTTTATTCTTTCATAATAAGTTTGAGCGTTATCAAATTTATCAATCCCCTTCTCTTGGACTTTTTTGTAGCAAAGCTTTCTTAGGAACTGGAAGTTATTCCCCAGGTCATTACAAGAAACTTCGTCATAATATTTTTTTTCTATTTGGATTTCTGGAAGCTTAACACCCACAGGAAAGGGAGTTTTGTAGCCCGTGTATTTGGTGGCATTCATATATCCAATTCAAAAAGTTGTTTACGGAAAAATTTAAAATTCATTTCAATATCATAAAGGGCATCATGAAGTCTCTTGGGATCATGAGGTATATTATATTTCTTCAAAAGAAACCCTTGGGATGTTTTTAAACCCCTCTCTCTATAATTCAGCAATCTATACTGCCAACTTAGAAAGTCTTTTTTATCCACAGGAATTTGCTTCGCAATGGCAACAGCTAAAGCTCTGGTGTCAATCATTCTAGGTAAGTAACAATATGTAGATGGTAGATTTATCAACTTCCTCCATACATTAAGCATATAGACATCAAATCCCAGCACATTATGTCCGACTAGAAAGGTATTTGGATCATAAAAATCTTCAGCAAAAACATCCCATACTTCTTTAGGCGATTGACATTTCTTTTCATACTGTTTCTGAGAAAAACCAGTAATCCTTGCAGCCTCTTCAGAAATATTTAAATCAGGCCACTCAATGTATAAATCTCTCTTTTTTATAACCCTATCCCCTTCTGCGACCAACCAAGCAACTTGCCAAGGTCTAGAAGAAACTAGGTTCAGTCCCTCAGTCTCCGTATCAAAAACAAGATACTTTTGTTTTTTATCAAATCTAAGCAGGGGTTCGGTCATAGTTTAAATGTTTTTTCTCTAGGTAAGACTCAAAGCAAAACTCTGCGCTACCAAAGTGATTCAAGTTTGGGTTGCTCAATGTGGCGGCTTTGCCAAAATTTCGATTACACAAAATCTTGTAGGTTTGCAGGGCTTCTGCGTCTTCTCTGTTTTTGTATAAAATTGTTTTTACTGACTTAACAGGTCTCATCATGCTGCGAGCGAACTTTCTTACTTTTTCTGCTAAAATAGCATCAAACGGCAGATTGTTACACTCTATCCAAAATGTCGGCAATACCTTATGAAAATCAGGTAAGCACTTCTTCATGTGAAAGTTATTATTAAATATAAAAGAATCATAAAAAGGTATCACAAGCTCCAAATTCTCATCAAGCAATGAGTTCAGAAAACCGAAATCTACTTTACCAGTCTCGGTATGAGCAAAAGAATAAATCCTGTAAAGAAGGCGACAGCCTTTGTCGTTATTAGCAAAGATTATAATCTTATGATCTGAATCATCGTCATCATAAATACCGTTACAGCAGGTTATCCTTAACCCAAACACAAGGTTCATCCCAGCCTCTTTACAACGATTGTGGGCCGTCACAAAACCCGTCATAGAATCTTCGACTAACACTAAAGATTTAATCGAATTCTCCTTGCAGATTTCTATGATACTATCTGCACCTCCCTCGGATGATTCTTCGTCAAGAGTTAGGATACTCTTTCCTATAGAGTAGGTTGACTTAAATACTGGAGTCATCACCAGCATCTTAAACCTTTGTATCCAAAGGTCAAGAGGAATGTGCGGGGCATCCCTGATAATATTTCATTTCATAACTGCAACCCTCGGGAACTAAATCCTCAGAAAATTCATCTTCGAAATAAGAGGTGATAAATTTTCCCTCTGCGTTGGTAACTTCATAATAAAAGAAATCAAACTTCATGGGGCAATGCCACTTCGGATTGCCGTCTATTTTTAATTCTCCTTTTTTTGTGGCGAATCCACATAGAAGTTTGCCGCTAAACGAATTATCTTTCGGGAAACCTTGATGAGCGGCATAGTTTTTCTGGGCATCTTTTTCTGAAAAGTTATCTAAATATTTTTGTATTTCAGACAACTGCATTTCAAATCCTTTTAACTCATCCTCGTCAAGAGGTTTCATACGCACAACGCCTGACTTTTTTGCATCAGGGTCGAGATCAAACTTCAAAAACAAGAACTCGCTAACCCTCTCAGAATATTCGGGAAATAAATTTTTTACCGCAAGGCTATACATAAGATCTTGCAGATTATCGGTTTGATCTTTTCCCTTGAAGACTTCTTTGCTTGTTTTGAAGTCTCTAATTATAGCAAACTTTTTTCTCTTATATAAAAATAATTTGTCTATAAATCCTCTAATTTTATATTTTATGTCTCCGTCATTTTTTACAATGTCGAAGTCTTTTTCTGAGTATTCTTCTGTTGGGTTTCCTAAGTCTGTCCCAAAAAAATCATAAGACAGACCATTGAAAATCATGTCTTTCATCATATCCACATTATCACAATCATCTATTCCCTCTCTGATTGCGTGTTTAAGGATTAATCTTTTAATAGACGGAACAGAAAATACATCTTGGGTTTTTAATATTTTATTATAATATTTTTTTCTACCCTTAAGACCCAAAACTTCAAAAACCAAGTGACATATCGAGCCTCTTTTGGCCCCTTCGTTGCTTTTATCAGGAAGCTTTAGTTTATACTTGCACCAGTAAAGCCATGAACACGATTGTGCCGTTTTTATTCTGCTTGCAGACAACGGCGTTTCGAGTTCAGGCATCGCTAAGTATTAAGGCTGTTTTAATTTCTTTCTTAGTGAAGTAAGATGGGTTGTTTTGAACAAAGTCTAAGATATATTTTATTTGTGCAGCCTTATCTATATCTTTACTTAGCCAATTACTGAAATCATAACCATCTAAATGAGCGTCACCAAAATCATTATATGGCTTGGGAGGGAATTTTACAGTAAGCGCATCTAAATCAAAATATCTAGAGAGCTTTATGAAGCTTTTTATCCCCGCTATGAACCCTCTATTTTGCCCACTATTTTCATCATTATTTGTTGAAATGCATATATGACGAATAGAGTAGCCACAAAGATAATTGACAATGTTATTATTAACAGATAGGCCAAAAATGACCAAAACGTTTTTAATACCTTGTTCATAAAGAGATAACGCATCACCAATACTTTCTACTAAAATAACTTCTTGTTTTGTTTTGATTTCCGCATCAACACCAGTGTTTGTGTTAAAAGCGGGATAAACCCAATTGTTGCGTCTTCCTATATGCTTCCATTTTGGATAATCATTATCTGAATCAACCTTTCTACCAGAAAAGCCAATTATTTGATTATGCTCATTAAAAATAGGGAAAACCATTCTCCTATACATTTTACCGACACCCGCCAAGCCAGATTGAAATGCTTCTTGTGTTTGTTTGGAAATTTTTCTCTGCTCGTAAAAGTGATAATTCGGGAAAAGCCTTTCAAGAGAGGAATCTGGATAAATTTTTTCCATTTCTATTGTTTCTTTTGCAGAATAAAGCTCAGAGGTTTCTAGTGTGCGCCCCCCAAGCAACTCCTTTATTTGTTTGTCGTCTTTGACAGTTAATCGGACCAAAGCCTCAAAAGGCATAGAGCCTTTGTTTTGAACAAAGTCCATCCAAACCCCTGTGTTTTTGTATACTTTTACAGCGGTTTTATTGTCTCCGTCTCGATATAAAGCCTGTGTCCTCCAGTGATCTCCACAATCAATCAGCTGATAACCGATTGACTCTAGTATACCTTGGAAGTCTTCAGAACTGATCGAAGTCAGGGATTTCTTCTTGGACTCCATTGCTATCTAATTCTTCTTCACCATCAAGCATTCTTGCTATATCTCTTAAGTCTCCTCTTTCTGAGATATTAAAGTTATTAAAATCTAGGTTAATTGAGTTTTTACGAAGTGAGTCGCCAATCCTCACTGGCTCAACTGCGCCAGCTATGTCACTGCCCAAATGACGAGCCTTGACGTTTATTAGTTTGTGACTACCAAACCTGCCCCCCTCTGTCTCCATCTCATCAGCAGTCTTGTTGCGTAAGATAAACATATGAGAGCAGAACTGTGTGATTCTATCAGAAAGGGAAACAATAGACTCATCATCTACAATGTTTTGAGAGTTCCTATTATTGGTTATGCCATACCTGTTAGACTGCACTGAAGTGATCATGGGTATGACAGGATTCCCGTCATGCAAAATCTCTTTTTGAACACACTTTTTAAACTTGTCCACCATCTCACCGACAACCTGCCACTCTGATTTGTTAGCGATGTTTTCAGATGTGGTTTTTATATAATCAAAAGAAAATACCATAGGGTTGCCGCGACCGACCTTAGAATAGTAAAATCTCTTCAGGGTATTAACCATAGAGTCCACATCCATGCCCCCTACATTGTAATAATAGAATTTTAAATTCTTAACCTTAGGCCAAACTGCTCTGACCTTTTTAACAACATCCTCTCCTGCTCGTCTCCATTTACCACTCTCAAGAAGATGCATTGAAACACCAGACAGGGCAGCGCATTGACGCATAATAAGCTCCTCTTTGCTCATTTCACCATTGTCGAAGTGAAGAACAGGGACATCATACTGAAGACTAACCTTGGTAGAGTAATCCATGCAAAATTGAGTTTTACCCACACCAGACCTAGCTACAATAACAGTTATATTACCAGCACGTAGAAGAGAGCCGTAAATCTCATTAACCTTTGGGTGCGGACCCATCATACCAAACTCTGTGAGCGGGTTATTACCCCGATCCTCTACAAGAGCCTCCATTTCCTCATATATGTTCTCTGGGACATCGTTGCCCATTTCATAAAGGTTGATGCGAGAATTATATGCGCTATCTGCTGCTTCAATTATGGCGCGATAAGATGCCTCAGGAGGCATGTTTTTCATCTTTTTGCCGATGTCTTGAGAGGACTCTAGAATTTCGCGTCTTATTGAGTATTTTTTTAGCTCCTTAGCTGTTTTAAGGGTATTGCCCTTCGGCACTTTCCTGAGAGCTAAAGATTTAATGTAGTCGGAGGGATTTAAATTGTCTTCGAAAGACAACCCAACCTCGTTTACCCTTTGAGCAATGATAACCTCATCTATTTCGTCTCCAGCATCAATAGCTTGTTTAATAACACGAAAAATAGCAGAATGCAGAGAGCTTTGTTTGGAGTAAAAATCAGAGTTACCTATAAAATTAGATATCTCCGCTAAAGAATCAGGCTCTTTAATTAGACCCGCTAAAAGCTGCTTTTCTAATTCAAAATTATAAATCATTTTCTCTAGGATCTTGGGCGCTAGCTAAGTGGTTTTCAAGGGCTTTCGTCAAAGCAAATTCTGTCATGCCGCAATCAAATTTGCAATATATTAATGGTCTGCCGCTCTCAGATGAGACAGCCATGATTACACCTTTATATTTATCTACCCCGCCTGAAAGGTCATATATTTTCTCAACCAGTTCAGATGGTATGCAAAACTCAGAGCCATCATTGTTATCTTCTATATTCATAGATAAATATCTTGTTTTTTAAAAAGAGAAGCGTGTATTTCATCCTGAGGATACACCTCTGCTAGCTTTATATTATTAGCTTTACAGAAGTCAAGCTTCTTTTCGTCTCTTTTAAGTTGGTCAGCGTATTTAAAGCGATTCTTGTGAAAGAATTTAACAAATTTAGTATGTTGCGCTCCTTGCACTTCCACTGCTATTTTTTTGTTAGCATTGTAAAAATCTAAAGTAAGACGAGTCCCGACCACTCTAAACTCTTCGAAGACGATATCGTTCTTCCAATACTTTTTTAAGAATTTTTTTACTTGAGTTTGAAACTTGCTGCGACTTGGTTTGCTCCAGTCAATTAAATACTTTTTGGCGTTCTTGAGGTTCCTCTGTTTGCCATATGAGTCAACAAACTTCATCCTGTAACTTCTTCTTTAAAATAATCAAAAAGGAAGTTAGATAGTTTTTTATCTCCCTCTATGTGAGAAAATAGTTTTGGCTCTCCTTGTATTTTTTCTGGGAACTCTAAGTCGTTTTCAGATAAAATCTCTAAAAATTCTTGCGTTGGATAAAGCCACGCGCCCTTCTTCGTGAGGAAGTCCCAACCCCAAAGCATTCCAACTATTTCTTTCTCTCTCCAAATAGAGTTGCCCCCTTTTCTGCCATAGCGGATAGGGTAAGAGATCGTGCTATTAGTTTTTTCATTAGGTGATTTTTTAATAGTAACCTTAGCGTGATGGCCAATAATCGGATTTTTCTTCTCGTCAACCATTTTTAAAGAGGGGTTTTGCAGAATTAAATCTCCTTTAAATCTAGGTTCAAATTCTATAATACTGTTAGCGAAATGCAGCAAAGCATTACCGCCTGTAGCGGTAGTTTGACGAACAGGAGCTTTCGAGTAAGGGTCGATTTTTATGTCTGCACGGACTTGGCTAATAAAAATAGCCATATGACCACGCTTACCAAGAGCTACGCTTGTTTTCTTGCAAAAATCAGAAGCCACCACAGCCCCTCCCGCTACCTTTGTAGCGTCTTCGAAACCTTTGGTGAAATCGTCCCTCCTAATCAGGCCATCCATAGAGTCCACAATAAAGCAATATCTCTGCTTATCGGGGTTATCTGTGATTAACGTCCTAACTAAACCCATAGCAGACTCATAGATGTTTGTCTCGTAAACAAAACAGGTGCCATCACTCCAACTGTCTTTATCAAATGCAAAGGTGACACCAGATCTCTCTTGCATCTCTGGCCCGAGCCTTCCTTCCGCTTTAATATAAATACCTCTTGAATTAGGGATGGTCGCTAGAAAGTTTTTCATAACCTCTAACGACTCAGAGGTTTTGCCTCCCTCGTTGATCCCTGTAAAACGATGTAGCCCAGGAGAGAAGCCTCCCCCTAGATAGGCATCAAACTGTAAAGATCCACTGGTTACCTTGTAGTCAATGGTTTCTTCGAAGTTGTAATGATCTTTTTTGTTTTCCTTAAGATAGCTCTCAAGAATATCCTCCGATTTACGTTGTTCTTCACTCATCTAAAAAATCTTTTACCGTTCGTTTTCTTGGGGTGATTACAACATCTTCCCCTGCCTTCTCGCCTATATCATAGGTTTGATACTTAGACAAATCAACTCTAAAATTGAAAGCCCTGAACTTTTCATCAAGAGCGCTTTTAAGTTTAGGGCTTGTGTAGTAAGCCATTGAATCAATCTTGCGACCGAAGTCTACAATATCCATAAACTCCAGTGAATAACGATCACATAGATCGTTAAGAAGTTTCATTTCTCTAGCAAAAAAGGGTCTCCTTCCCTTATCGGGGACTTCAACAAGACGAAAGATAATATCTCTTTTGTTTGGACCTTTTTGCTTAGACACTACGGATACATAACAGCAGAGGCATCTTTGTCAACCATCTTCTTCACAAGCTGGATAAAATTAGTTTTAGGATTCCAGCCAAGTTCTTCACGGGCTTTAGTAGAATCTCCGAGAAGTAAATTAACCTCTGCTGGTCTATAAAAATCTGAATTAATTTCAACAAAACAATCGCGACCATGCATGTATCTTTCTTCAAGGCCGTCACCTTCCCATGTGCAAGCGTTTCTGTGAAAACCAACAAAATTAAAAGCTTCCTCTACAAACTCTCTGATGGTATGCGTTTCGCCAGATGATAAGACATAATCTTTAGGCTGTTCTCTTTCTTGGTTTAACATACGCCACACACCACTTACAAAATCTTCAGCATCACTCCAGTCTCTTTTTGTGTCTAAGTTACCTAATTGCATAGGTATTATCACCTTTCCTCTTTCGTATTCTGATAAAATCCTAGCTACGTTTTTAGTAATTTTACGAGTGACAAACTCTTCTCCTCGACGCACACCTTCATGATTAAAAAGCCACCCTTGAACTGCGTAGAGTTTGTAAGAATCCCTGAACACTTTGACCAAGTGTCTAGCAGAGCATTTAGAAGCTCCATAAGGACTTCTGGGACGCAACGGATGACTCTCGTCCTGTGGAGTGGTAACCACATCTCCAAATTCCTCAGAGCTTCCTGCGTTGTAATAACGACAAGATGGTTGGTGTTTTCTAATTGCTTCTAACTGATGTAGCACAGCCATGCAATTCGTTTGCATGTGATTTACTGGCATCTCCCAACTATTTCCGACGAAAGAATTCGCAGCGAAGTTTATGAAATAATCTGGCTTATGTTTAGCTATAACCCCATCGGTGTTTTGAGCGTCAGTTACATCTAAATCAATAAGAAAAAAACGATCATTATTTTCTAGATGTTTAATATTTTTATGGTTCTTGACGCTTAGTCTTCTTACCCCTCCTATAACTGTGTGCCGAGTATGCTTAAGAAGATAGTCTGCCATGTGGCTACCATCTTGCCCTGTCACTCCTGTTATAATTATTTTTTTCATTTTAGTCTCCTTTTTCTAATCTATAACTATCACTCTCAAAATGCTGGGTAGAAAACTCAAACAACTCCGTATCCTCCATCGCCTTAATTTGATGGCGAAGCAACACGGGGACATGAAAGCTGTCGCCTTTTGTTAAGAGAATTTCTTCAGCAGTTTCTATGTCATCACCCTCACTAAATTTTAAAACAATAGACCCAGATTGCACAAAAAAAACTTCGTCTTTAAGTTTGTGATAATGCCAAGAAAATTTTTTATCTTTGACTAAATAAAGAAGCTTACCACAATACTCTGGCTTATTAACAATCCACTTTTCGAAACCCCAACCTTTGGGGACTAGTTTAATTTGAGAAGAAGTCTTCATCTTTAATTGCTTTGTCGTCTATGTATAAATCTCCCGCAGGTTTTCCCATGAAAAGTTCGTGATAATTAACCCCCCATTCTTGGAGTTGTTTTTTTGTAAGGTCTTCAAACAATAAAGCGTTTTCATTATTCGATCTACCCATACCTCTAGCGGTTAAAAAATGTATAACGTTTCCTTCTTTATAAAGATTATTTACTTTTTTAATTCGATCCCAGAGAGGCTCAGAGTTTTCGTAGCCTTTATCACTATTGCAGATAGTGCCGTCTATGTCAAACACGTAAGTCATAGTTTTCGAAGAAGGTTTGAGGTAGAAAAATCTCCGACCCTTTCGAAGAACAAAACATCTTCTGCAAACTCTGCACCTATTACTTCCTTAGTTTGCCAATCAGAGCCAACAACAAGATAATCTGGTCCGTAAGAGGCAATCATGTCTCTTAGTTCTGAGTCAGACCCAAAAGTTCTTATCTCATCAATGTATTTAATACATTTTAAAAAGAAATAACGATCCTCTAAGGTGTTGATGGGTCTAGTGGAGCCTTTGTTCTCTCTAATTCTTTGGTCGCTATCTATGCCTACAATTAAGTGGTCTCCCTTGCTTTTAGCAAATTTAAAAAGCTCTAAATGACCTCTGTGAAGGACATCAAAAGTTCCGTTTACCCAGACTTTTTTAGTAGTTGGCATGACGAGGTTGATCAATAAGGCTATACATTTTGATCAATTGCTTGATGCCCATATCTAAATCGTATTTACATTTAAAACCCGTATCGTAAATTTTCTGGCTGCTTACAATGTAGTCTCTTTTATCTGGATCTTGAGTAAATTCAGCTTTAATTATTTCAATAGGTAGATGTTCGCCAATTTTTTCAGCGAGCTGACGTTTATTCATATTTATTTCGTCATTGCCTATGTTGAAAGTTTCATTAGAACACTTTTCCCAATTGTCTAAAATGAAATTATATACCCTACAAATATCAAGAATGTGGATATAGTTTCTCATAAACTCGCACTCATATAAAACTAAAACCTTATCCTTAAGAGCTTTCAAAACAAAATTGTTAACCAAAAGATCCGTTCGGGGGCGCGTAGATGGGCCGAAGACTGTAGCCAATCTAAGAGTGCAGCAGCCTTCAGTATTTTGGTAGACTTTCTCAGCATCCACTTTAGTTACGCCATAAAGAGATAGCGGGTTAAGTGGGGACTCCTCGGTGCATACACCACTATCACTAGATCCATAGCCAGAATTAGTGCAGGGGTAGATAACTATCTGATCTCGGGATTTGTTTTCAGCTATCCACTCATTAACCTGATAGTTAACTTTAACAGCTTCCGTAGGTTGGGCTTCACAAAGAGGGAATCCCACTAAACATGCAAGAGGAATAATCACATCACAACCATCCATTATTTTTTTTAAAGGGACTATACTTTTAACGTCTAAATTTTGGAATTCAAAATTTTCATGAAGAGTATACCTTAAGAGAGATGTTGGTTCATATTTTAAATTATCAACGACAACAACTTTATGGCCTCTCTCTAGCAGAAAACCAACAAGTTCGCTCCCTATGTATCCAGCGCCTCCTGTAACTAGTATTTTCATCTTTTAACTCTACCTAAAATCCAATCCTTCAACATAATCCAGTCGCAAGCCTTAGCCCATAAAGGATTAGAAAAAGCAGCGGGTTTATTTTTCTCAAAAACAAAATGACCTGTCCATGCAAAGGGGTATACCACAAAAGGGGTCAAAAGTAACAAGAGCCAAAGTTGCCAATGCAAGACTAAAACTATAAACGAGATAGTGCATAGCTGGCCCAAAACATGCAATCTTCTGCACCATTTGTTTTGATGCTTAGATAAATAATATTGATAGTATTCTTTAAAATTCATTAACAGTAGTAACTCCTTTCTTTTGCACAACTATAGTAGCGCATTCGTTGGCGTAGTCAATTGCTTTTTCTATGTTTTTGGTGTTAATAAAATTAACACATAAAGCAGCCAAAAAAGTGTCTCCTGCTCCACAGGGGTCTTTTATTTCAACTTTTTCGACGGGAAAATGCTTATCTCCTAGTTTGCAACCTTTCCCCGACAAGGTTTGTATTACTTTATCGTAAGTCCAAGAATTTTGTTTTATATAGTTAAGAGAGTTCTCGTATTCTTCTTGGTTTATCTTTATAAAAGAAGATTCTTTACAAAAATCTCCTAAAGGTTTTTTAGTGTCAATAAAAACATTGTGATGATTTTTACAAATAAACTCAATATCCTCATCTAAAAGGAAACCTTTATTGTAGTCGGAAATTATTACCAAATTATGTTTTTTTAGAAGATCTGCTTTTAGACCAGATATTCTTTGGACTCTTTCCTCTCCTGAGTCCACCCTCATAAACATATGATTTGTTTTTTTATCTATGTATCGAGTTTTTTCGATTATGGCTGTATTAGTTTTAAGAGTAGCCCTTTCCCCGAGAGACACAACGTTTTGGTAAACGTTACCAGCCATCCCTAAATTTTGTTTTTCGTGAGAAGGTATAAAAGATGGGACGGGAAAATCTGGGCAAAGGCGCTCACAGGAACCATAAATATAGATATCCTTGCAGCTATCACCTATAACTAAAATTTCAGCCATCCCAACTTATTTCCCAATCTTCGAATTCAGCAGCTAAACAGTCTATTTTGTAATCTTTTCGGCCATTACAAAGATTTTGTATTTTATTTTTAGATGTGTTTCTAATCCCGTTTAAGCCGTGAGTCAACTCTAAACTATTTCCTTCTTTTATTCCCTTGCGATAATTTGATTCATTGTGCCAAATGTGAAGATTCATTTGGGATAAAACAATTATAGCTCTAATAGTGTTAGCGTCTAAATATATTTCCCCTTCTTCTAAAATTGCATCAATATCATGCAATATTTCTTGTATTTCTGTGGCATATTCTTTTTTATGCTCACTAATAAAAACTTCTTTCAGTTGAACTATAGACAGCCTATCTACCAGCTCAGATAAAGTGGGTAAATACTTTCTTTCTTTTTTTTCCATTTTAAAGATGTAGGCTTTTATACCAGTTAATAGTTTTCTCTAAACCCTTTTTAAGAGGTCGTAGTAGGTTTAAGTCGGAAGTCTTGTTAATATCCAAAAGTTTAGACTTTACCCCTACATATTTACTTAGATCGTGCTCTATAAGGTTATGATCATAGTTGTATAGCTCACAAACATATTTAGCAAAATCATTTATAGAGTGATCTTCCCCAGCACCCAAATTAAATATTTCGTTGTTCTGTCCAAGTAGATTAATCATTGTCTGACAAGCATCCTCTACATATATCAGCTCTCTCCTAGCTGTGCCATCACCCCATATGACAAATTTTTTATCATCGTATTTGGCTTTGTGGCAGTTTTTTATAAAATCGAAAATAAAATGATTGTCATTTTCTTCAAAATTAGGGCCATATAAAGTAGAGGGAACAAAATAAAGCCATTTCAAGCCATATTGTTCTGCGTAAGATTTTAAACCCACCAATAGCATTCTTTTAGTCATCGCGTAGGTATATAAACCCTCATCAGGTTGGCCCTTTAAATAATTATCTTCTGTGAGCGGAAGTTCGGGGGAGTAAGAACAGCTAGTCCCCATTGCTATCATCTTTGCTTGTCTCTGATGGTCGTTCCAATATTTTAAAATATTAGAATTTATTCTTTGATTAATTTCAAATTGCTCACCCTTATGGTGCAAACAATAATCTCCCGCTTTTGTGTGCGCGGCTAAATGAAAAATATAATCAAATTTTATAGAATTATAAATGTGCAGGTTCTTATCGCACATTAAATTGCCAACCTGAGTATTGGAAAAATGAAGCTCCCACCCTTTTGCTTCTAAGATTTCCACTAAATGGCGACCCAAAAAACCACTACATCCTGTAACTAGAATTTTCATTAGTTTCTACCCATGAAATACCTTCTCACAAAGGTATAGCTTTTGTCTTCTTTAATGGCTCTCCAAATAGATAGCCATATTTCTGCATTAACACGGGCCATATCGCTATCAGCTGTAAACTCTAGGCCATATTTTTTCTTTCGAAGCCATATATCAGCACCTTCAGTGACGCTTCCTTCGAAACCTCTGATGCCGCAAGCGTGATGATAAACTATATCGCCATAAATGCCGAAACAAACTCTATGAGCGTCAAACTCGTTTGTTCTGTTAAGCTCTTTAAGTGTTAAGTTAGCGGCGTTTATTCTGTCCAACATTCCTCTTTGCGGATTTTGATAAGGATGGTGAGAAAGGTGGGGATGTGAGTGTATTGTCCAAGCTAGATTGTTTAGTTGCCATGTTTTTTTTGTGGTGGCGAAAAAACATAAATGAGGGATTTCATGATAATCATGACTATGATGGTAATTTTCTCTCATTACTACCGCTGTTATATCGTGTGTAGCTAAGTTTTCTTTTACAGCATTTTGCCAATTTTTGTCGCATGGAAATGCATCACAGTCTAAAAATACAATTATGTCATCATCTGTTAATTGAGAGCTGATGGTTTCGACAGCTTTATTTACTTGGTCGTAATGTTCTCCATCTATGGCACGGTAAAATCTATAATTAGGATAATATTTATCTAAATTAGAAATATCCTCGTCTGACTTATTTAAATTCTTATCTAAAAAACAATGAACGGTATAAGCTCTAGCGTCTGTGTATTTTTGAAGGTGCTGCGCCTGAACTTCAAGCCAGTCATCTCTTCCAAATATATTTGTTATTATGTGCATATATTTTTATCCTATCCACTCTACATCAGAGCTTTTTAATAAATCATTAGATGTCCATCCATTTTTTAGGGAAATTAGAGGGTTGTTTGTTTCTTTGCAAAATGTCATAAAAAACCCAAAAAGAGAAGAAAAGTATTTATAGCTAAGGCTTACGTCTTTATAGCCTTTTAGCTCTAAATATCTAAGAACAAGTTTAAATTCAGCAGGAATATAAATTGGAGTATCTTCGTAAGGTAATGACCAAAAATTTATCATTTCATCTATTGGCCCCAAGTTGGCGAAGTCGGCAATGTAATTGTAGTCGTTTACATCCTCGACTAAAGCAGAATACCTTTCTTGTATCCAAGGTATTAATCCTCCATAATGTTGGGTAATTGGTATGCATTTATCTGTATGCTTACAATAAGCCATTTGATGAATGCGGTCATCAAATTTATATGTGTCTATAAATTCTTTTGGATCTGTAAAAATTAAATCTGATCTTATTTTGATAACGTGGGTTGCCCCTAAAGCCTTAGCTAAATGCAGCCCACTAACTGTAGAATTTATCTGTAAATTAACATTTCCATAACCAGCATATGCAGGAGCAGGAGACTTAGCGAGCGTAACATTAGAATTATTTATATCTTTAAGGTCATTAATGGAAGCGCTAGCTTCGGTTGACCATATAACATTTTCTACATCGCGGACATTATCTAAAACTTCCCGACAATATTTAGTGTGACCCTGTATTAATAAATATATTTTTTTCATTATGACAGCGTTATACTATTCTAATCTCAGGAAACGGGACAATAAATTTGACCCCAGTTTCAAGTAAGTCTTTGTTCTTTTTAAATACCTCCCCTGCAAAGTTGTGAGCTAATAATAAATAATAATCAGGTGTATCTTCAAGAGACTCTCTCGTTATGGGAATATGACTTTGAGGCAAATATAGTCCGACTTTCAAATCGTTAACTTCAACACATTTATCTATTAAGGTATTATCAATATCAAAGTAATTCAACAATGTATTACCCTTGGCAGGAGCACCATATGCGTAAATTTTAGCATTAGGATTTTCAGATTTTATCTTTATCAGTAAATCCTTTAATTCATTTTTTTTAGATTTTATTTTCTCAGCAAAATTAAGGAAAGCTTCTCTGTTATACTTTTTGTCTTTTTGTAACCAGCCTTTACAGCGGGTGGTCTCTTCAAAAACTGGAGTCTTGGAAATCTTAGCGATGATACTACCGCTGTGGATGTCGCTGTAATAGGCATCAAAAAGACTAAACCCATAAGGTTCTAGCAGATTTTTCAAGCTCTGAAGGGTATAAAAGCAAAGATGCTCATGATAAATTCCATCAAAATTTAACTTTTCCACCATAGTCCCAGCATACATAAATTGCACTACGAAAACACCATCATCTGACAAGGCTTTTTTGATTCCCCTTATGACGCTATGAAGCTGTTCTAAATGAAAAAAGACACCAGAAGCGTTGATTAGTTTTACTTTGTTTTCTAGATTATGGTTATCAATCAAATCCTCATTAAAGAAATCATTGATTGTGGGAACTCCTGACTTGATAGCTAACTCGGATATATTGTCAGCCGATTCCACGTTTAGAACGTTTTTTAAACCAGCTTTTTTATATTGCAATAATTGAGTCCCATCATTGCCTCCGATGTCGAGAATTAAATCATCGGACTTAAGGTCGAATTGTGTTTTGTTTTCTAAGGCTAGTTCATAAAAGTGTTTAGAAAGAGAAGAGGTCGTAGAAGAAACGTAAGTGTGATTTTTGAACATTACTTCTTTCGGGACCGTGTAGTTTAATTGTAGAAGCTCACAGTCATCGCACTGAACTAGGTGAAGAGGATATTTCTCTTCTTTCCCCAAGCGTTCTTTAGTTAAGAAATCATTGCACCAAGGATGATCTCCTAAATTTAAAATACTGGTAAGATTGGTGCTATTGCAAGATCTACAGTTCATTTTTCTCTATATACTTAATTAAACGATCACAAGTGTAATTTTCAACAGAATGATCAAAAGAGTCCTCCATCATATCCTTGTAATTGCTCCAATTGGATAGAATCTCGGTTATTTTTAATCTAAGATCATCTTCGTTGTCAAAATAAATAAAATGTTTATCAGGATTATACCACTGTTCAACAACATTCCAATGGTCTCGTTCGACTAAATTTACTGTTTTAGCCAAAGAAGCCTCTATAAAGCGAGATTTTAATTGAGGCAGTATGCCCTCAGAATCCACATGAGAGAACGCGATATTTTGACTCCAAGAAGGCTGGCTTTTTATGTAATGCAAATCTACTTCGTTTCGGATAGGAAAATTATTATAGCATACTGATATTTTACATTCAGATATTTTTTGCATTTTCTCCTGATGTGTTAAATTTAAATCAGTAGCGTGGGGAATACAGGCTTGAGTCAAAGGATTGATGCCATGAGTCATGGTCATGTAGCGATAATTAAAGTTGCTTAATAAATTCAACATTCCTAGATACTTGCGCCCATGAATGCCACCGTGGTAACAAACGTCATATTTTTTTTCAGTATGTTCTGGAATATATCTTGAGTGAAACGGATACCAAACTTTTTGATACTTGTCGGTATTTTTAATTTTGTTAAGCCATTCTGCCGTAAAAGGACAAATAGAATAAATTGAATCAAACCTGTCTTCACAGTTTATATCGTAAGGGCCGCAAAACTCCGTAGGAGGGACCACGTTCAGATATATGTTCTTTGAGTGTTTAGATAGTAAATCGGAATGAGCTTGGTTGCAAATAAATGTATAACCATAATAAAGAGCGGTTGATATATCCTCTGATTGAAAATCTTCTAGGTCAAAGTAGTTAGTGTTTGTCCCTTTTATTTCGACAGAAAGATCTTTATATATTTTCATTAAAAAATCCCCCTTTCACAAGGGTTTATTTTATACTTTAAAATAAGAGGAAACAACTCTTTATAATATTCTTTCAGGTTCCACTTACCTTTAACAACAGCTGAAGCGGTATAAGGAAATACATGAGAATCGTAATGACAATCCCCGCGTAAAGGCTCTTTGTTATAAGCAACCACGCCCTGTAAATTTAAATTTTTGCAGACTTCATTTGCTTCTACCTCAAAATGACCGCCTAAAACTCCTTTTTGTCCGATATGAAGATTTGGCCCCAATTCGTGGATTTTTTCAAGAGTCTTTTTTCTCCATATCCCTGCTGTTTGGCTATAAAAAAACGGTTGATCATGAGACAAATAAAAAAGGTCGTTAGAAAGTTTTTTAGGAGTAATGTTTGGCCCCCTAGTAAACCTTATAAAAGAAAGATCTTGATTCTCCTCCAATATTTTTAAATAGTTAGAAATTTTTGACAAATTAACTGCGTCATACAAAATATAATCTTCATTTAAATAAAGAATAAAATCTTCTTTTACTTCTTTAAGAGACTCTAAATACTGCACTCTAAAACAGTCGTCCTTATTGTATAAAACTGCTTTATACCTTGTGGAAAGCCCAAGTGAATTATCAGTAAAAACATAACTTGTTCCAATGAACCCTTGTTCCATGCTTGGTTCTAAAAAGTGTTTTTCAAGTTGACCAAAAAAGATTGGCCACAGATCAGAACTTGAAGAGTGGGTGTTTATAACAACAGATAGAGATGAAAACATTTTATTGGTTTTTGAATATTTCAAAAGTTGTTAAGTCCCTATAGTCTGGTTCTTCAATTTGGTCTGCCGCATGTTTGGGGTAAACATTTAAAAGCATCATTCCCCTCGCCGCCCATTCAGGCGTTATATAAGAATTGTATCCTAAAAAATCAGGCTGATCTAGACTGTAAGGTGTTTTTTCGTCTCGACCAGACCACCTTAGCTTTTTCAAAGCTTTGTATATTTTAAAATCATCTGTTAAAATAGCTCCACCTTTGCCTATTTTAAGAGGCTTTTTGATGCCAAAAGATAAACACATCATGGTCCCTTCTATATACATGTTTGATGTCAGTCTTTTAGCGGCATCATAAATAGGATAAGGTTTTAATTGATAAATGCCATGCCATTTTACATCCTCAAACTTAACCTCGCCACCCGCTTGGATAATAGATTGAGGCACAGAAATATAAGTTCTTTTGGGGATTGTAACTTCTTTTACTTTTAAATAATCACAACACAGTTTTAAAGCGTTAGTGCAGTTATCACACACCACCGCAAACGGAGCGCCTGTGTATTCCGCTAGATTTTCTTCGAACATACCTACTATTTTTTGTGGGTCGTTCATCTCTCTAAAATATAATATTTCTTTTTGAAGCCACAAGACTCAAAAAGAGCGATACTTTTCGAATTTTTAATTTTTACTTTAGCAAAAGCCTCGGGGTGTTTTTCTATAAATTTACTCAACATAAACTTGCCGACACCTTTTTTTTGATGGCTTTTAATAATTGCTATCCGTATATCTTTATCAACGCTTCCTATGAATCCTATCGGGACTTTCTCTTCTAAACAAATTAGGTAATTTGAATTGTTTTTACGCATGAATTTTTCATGCTCATAAAAGCCTATGTTTTTTTGAGATACAAAACCCTCCTTAAGTTCATTCCTTAAGGAAAGAACAAAATCCCAGTATTTTTCTTCGCAGGGGACTAACTCCATAGGTCTATGTCTTGTGGGGCTGGGTTTTCTGGATTAGACCAGTATGTTTTAAGATAAGTTCTCATCGCTTTCCATCCCTCTAGTTGTAAATATGGTCCTAAAGCTGACCCAATATCCATGTATTGGTTTTTATCAAAGTCTTTATACAGCTCATAACATAAAAAATTACTTAAAGACGCAGCGGCGAATAAAAACAAATGATTTTCTATGTTGTTTTCTTTTATCCAATGTTTGCAAGCGTCAATTAAATAATAGTCGTCTTTCATGCAATTAGGACCAACAGGAAAGTGTTTTTTTACTTTAAAGGGTAGCTTGTCAAATTTTGAATTTTTGTTGCTAACAAGAACTACGTTTTTCCCCGCTAATAAAGGAACCACCTCTGAAACAAAATGCTTATAGTTGTCATTAATTAACACATTGCTAAATGTAAGGTGTTCATCGTCTCCCTCTTCATACAGATCCTTGCAAAACTGCCAAGAAGAAGAACCATCTTGACCATTATGGGGTGGTATACCCTTAAAATAATTTTCTTTTCTAAATTTAAAAGCTTCTACAAGCTTGGTGTGCAGGTAAGGGGTTTCTTCGGGAATAAATTTTTTCTGCTCCTCGTCTTTCTTAAAAGCATATGAAGGTAGCTGGAGAGTTTGCCCTTCATATATGTCTCCTTGGACTAGAATGCCGTCTCCTAAGATAAGGGTTTTATTTCTAAGAACAGTTAGCTCACCATCCGAAAATCGAGCAAAACTAAATGGTTTGTCAGACTCTATTAACGTGACTATCTTGTCAAATTCTCCTTTAAATGTTTTCATTTGTAATTGTCTTTCGCCCACTCATAAATACGACTTAGAGACTCTTCTAAGTCAATATCAAGAACGTATCCTAATTCTTTTTGGATCTTCTTAACAGATGGACATCTCCTCTTAGGCTCATGCTTATATACAATTGGAGGCTCTATCAACTCTATCATATTTTTAGTGCCAGAAACCTTTTCCACTAGTTTGGCCAAGTCTACCATAGAAATTTCATTTTCAGGATTTCCTATATGATATAAAATATCCTTTCCTTGTGTTAAAACTTGAATGCAACCCGCTAGAAAATCTCCATACCAACAAAAAGTTCTAGTTTGAGTTCCTGGGGCATAAATTCTCATCTTTTCTCCTTTTAGACAGTTCGAAATAAAATTTGGAATTACTCTCTTATCGTCTTGTCTGAAATAACCAACAACGTTGAATGGCCTAACTATTTTGCAATCTACGTTAAACTGATCTTTGAAAATATATGAGATTGTTTCAATATACATTTTTGTTACATCGTAACAAGATCTTTTGTCTAAGGTTTTTGCTGTGGGAGTATAACTCTCATCTGTAGGAATAAACTCTTTAGATGGAGTTCCTAAAACCTCTGAAGAAGAAAAATTTAATATTTTGGCATTATTGGACAAGGCTGTTTGAAGAAGGTTTTTAGTTCCCTCTGTAGAAACATCCATCGTTTCAAGGGGATATCTTTCATAATAGTAAGGGCTAGCACATCCACTACAATTAATAATAAAATCTATTTTTTCTTTATAAAGCTTTAGGCTTAAATAACTACTTGTTAAATCGTGATGTAAATTTATAAGCGTATCATCTTCCAGAAGATCTTTTCTTTCTCTTCCTAAAAAATTATCAAGCGATATAATTCGACACTTATTTTTAAACTTAAAATGATTTAAAAATAAAAGATATCTTACAAACAAAGCACCCAAAAATCCTGCTCCTCCACAAACCAAAATAGTTTTTCCTTCAAAGGAATAACAGTTACTTTCTGTTTTTTTGTATATTTCTTCGAAATCTCTATAGTAGCAGTCTTTAAGTTGCATTGATTATTTCAGCTATTTTTTGAGAAGATTTACCGTCACCAAAGGGACAGTCTGAATCTACTTGATAATTATCCTTTAAAGATTCAAAAATTCCAACAAGTTTGTCGGGTGTGCGACACATGACCAAGTGTCCTGAAGCTTTGCCTTCTGGTCTTTCTGTGCTTTTCCTACAGACAATAACTTTCTTATTCAAAAAACTTCCTTCTTCTTGCAACCCTCCGCTATCACTAATTACAAGTTTACATTTGGCTAAAATATCTAATAGAGTATTATGAGGCAATGGGTCTAAAACGTTAACGTGAGATAATAAATGTTTGTAGCGAGAAACGTTTGGGTTGGGGTGTAGAGGCAAAATAAACTCTAAAGAAGCATTTTCTTTTGCTAGTTTATTAACCTGCTTAAACCACTCTGACATAAATTTGTGATTTTCTCTTCGATGGAGCGTTACTAATATTTTGTTATCGTATTCACATTTTTCTTTATAAGAAACAAGATTGTCTAAAACTGTATTGCCAACTATATGGCAGTCGCCTTTGACTAATTCGTGTGAAAGGTGATCTTTAGATAAAGAGGTAGGACAAAAGTTGACATCTGAAATCCTTGAAATCATCTGCCTGTATGCCTCTTCGGGATATGGGTGATCTAGGTTATAACTTCTTAATCCAGCCTCTAAGTAGTAAATTTTCTTATGGTTATGAAATGCAGCCAATGCACACGCAAAAGCTGAAGCTGTATCCCCTTGAACTAAAATAGCGTCGAAGTCTCCACTTGGAAACTGGAGCAGACAGTCACTAACTATTTGATCCAATCTTTTGTCTGGGTGAGACGCATGTATGTAGACCTTATGATCTGTTTTTATGGATTTTAGTAGATCAGTATGTTGGCCTGTAAACAAAAGCTCATAGTTATCCAATACTTCTAAAAGCGGTTTAACCTTAAGCCACTCAGGTCTAGTGCCAAAACATATTAAAATCTTCATTCAACCTTTAACAGTTTAAATCCCTTGTCATAATAATGCTTTAAAGACAGCCCAAAGTCAATACCATTTGAATTTACTGAGATGGAATTTTCATCAACCCCGTAAGTCATGGCTGATTTAGGCTGACTACCCCATAGTTCTAAGTCATCTTCGGGGTGCGGTGGGACATAAGTGTTAAGATTTAAATATTTTTGAATAGCATAAGAAAAATGCACATCTTCTCCACAAATATTATTTAAAGGTGGACCCGTTTCTCTCCAAAAAGCACCTAAAAGATCTCGGTGAAAAAACCAAGAGTGACCTACTATATCTACTTGTTTTTTCTCTTGGTTAGGGTTGGGCCAACCAAAGCGTTCAAACGACTTATATCCCACATCATTAAAGACCACTCCTACTGTTCCATATAAGCCGTTTTCTTCTTTAATAGAGTTGATACAATTTTCTGCCCACTTACTGCCTGGGATTGTGTCATCGTCTAATAAACATATATATTCTGATTTTGCGTTTAAGGCAAAGGCAAATCTAGCCCAAACTCCATAATTGTGATTATTGTGAGAAATTTTTATCTGACCAGAATCATCTTGTAAGTAAAAATAATTTTCGCGCTTTTCGGGTTGATTTTGCCAAATCATAATTTCATTTGGCTTAATTGTTTGTTTTGTAATAGCCTCTGTTTGCTCTTTGAGAGTATGAGGTCTTTGCCAAGTGTTTAAAACAAAAGTCACAGTGTCCATATTATTGAAATAGTTTAAATGTTAAATCTGAAGGGTTAAAATCTCCCCAAGTGTCTTCGTATAAGTTTTTGCAAAGGTCTAGGTCTTTGAATTCTGACCAATCATTAATTATTAACAATGGTATGCCTAGTTCTTTAAACTTTTCTACCCCATGCCATCTTTGCACAATGGGAACGCTCTTCATATAAATAGATTCCCATGTTTTGTGACAATCCACCCCGTTTCCGATTGGAGAAACTGTAAAGTAAGATTGAGCGATGTCAGAAAGATAATTTTCCTGAGTAGAATTTACAAAATCGTCGTGTTCTTTTATAGATGAAGCATTTGGATAATTTTTTTCTAATTTTAAACAGTGCTCGGAACCCAGCTGCTCTATGCAATACTTGCGAGCCGCAAAATTAGTCGAAACATTAAAGTTTGCATAAACTGTATTGTTTTTTTCTAAATTATTAGAAGAGATATTTAAGAATCTTTCTTGATTTCCATGAGACCATTTAGGATTAGCTATACCTATGGGTATAGGTTTTACTTTTGGATGATCAAACAAGAGATTTTGAGTATACCAGTGAGAAATATTCGGAAATAAATCTAATACATATTCTATTTTCTCCTTATCAAAATTTATATCAGAGTTGTGAGTTACTAAAACAAATTGTTCTGGTAATTTTATCGCTCCAATTTTAACATAAGTAGAAAAAAGAGAAAGCTTTTCAGGCTTGCAGAAAAAATAATCGTTTTCTAGATCGTGATCAATAATGTAACTAAACTCATCTTGCCTAGCGTCTTTATAGTTACTCAGTTGATTTCTGCACTGATGCTTAAAATATGTTCCGCATAAAAATTTCATAATAATGTTTTCTCCCAAAATATAGAGGCCGCGTTTTTACAGCCGTTTTTGAATTCATCATAACCAACATTTTGGAACTCAAGATAAGACCCAAGTTTATTGGTGTCTCCTATTATATCTTCTACCCCACAAAGCAAAGCTTCAGCTATCATACGACAAAAAGGTTCATTTACTATCGGATGATGAAACAGAGAATTACATTTTTGAAAAACTTCTGCTATTTCAGAGTGTTTCTTTTGTCCGTTAAATTTAATATTAGGATAAGGATTGAAGAGAGCTTCTATGTTCATTTCCCCCCACCCAAAGACATCAACATTTCTGTTTAGATTGCTTTTCGCGAAATCAATTAAATGATTTAGACCTTTTAGGGGATGTAAATAACCACAATAAACAACGTCATAGTCTTTCTCACAATCGACTTTTTTAAAAATATTAGTGTTTATTGGGTCGTAATTAATCTCTGTGTTACAAAAATAATCACCATACATTTTCTTGAAGAATTCACGATGGAAATTACTTAAAAAGAATATTTTTTTTGTAGATTCAAATAGGTCTTTTCTGCGGTTTGGCTCAAGATATAAACAAGAATCGTGTTCTAGTCGTATGTGTTTGGGGTGTTTTATAATAAAATCTAGCTTTTCAGGGTTCTTGTTGTTTATAATTTCTAAGTTAGAACTAATTAAAAGATCATAATAGGATAAAAAATCAACCACAGAAGAAGTGTGATTATGTTCCACTACTTCATAGCCTAGTTCTCTGCCTCTCTCAATTATAAGAGAGTTACTTAGCTGCGCTCCTCCCGAATTTTGTTCTAAGCTGAAGTCAGATACAAATAGAACCCTCATCATACAGTGTGTATGATTATAGGAGTCTTTTACTGTTCTTCTACCTCAAGAGGGAAAAATGTTTTCTCCGCTTCGTCATCAGTAATATGAGACAATAAAAGGTCAGATCGAGAAATTAGAAAATCTTTATTAGAAAACCTCCAGAAAGGCTCAGAATCCTCCTGAATATAGCTTTTATCAGTTCCTTTGATAATATCCATGTCGTGGAACTTGTAAGAATCGTTAACTTTTTCCCCTGAAACAAGCTTTAAAAACATATTGACCCTAGCCATAGCCCACTGAGCTGTAGTCTTGCAGGGTTCCCAGTTAACTTGAGCCGCTTTTTCACCTCTTTTGTATACTCTTATCAGTTTTTCGACCGTAACAGTATTTTTGTTGGTTTTATTAAATTTAATAACCTTTGCTGCTAGGCAGGTATAAATTTTTTCTGAAAAAATGCGATTCATCCTTTATTTCTTACACTTAACCTTCACAAGAAGAACAATTTAAAATAGAACGCGCTAACTCTTGGCTTGGATTCGCGCTTCTTTGATAATAGAAACTTTTAACGCCTTGTTCCCATCCAAAAATAAGAAGCTCGCTTACTTGTTTTGGGGGGCATTTCGGAGAAATCATCAAATTGAGGCTTTGTCCTTGATCTATAAACTTTTGGCGCTGAGAAGCTTGGATAACGATTTCTTTTTGAGATGTTTCTCCGAATGTTTTAAATACAGATTTTTCTTCGTCAGATAAAAAATCTAAGTGTTGGACTGAGCCGCCCTTACTAAGAATAGACTTCCAAGTGGTTTGAGTATTTTTCTTCTTTTCTTCTAAAAGTCTTTCTAGATAAGGATTTTTGTAAGTGAATTTACCTTTAGCTAGATCCTTGGTGAAGTAATTGCTATTCAAGGGTTCGATTGATGGCGAAACCTGACCTAGTATAAAAGAACTGGAAGTTGTAGGTGCAATCGCCATTGTTGTCATATTGCGCCTACCATAACCTTCTAGATGCGATGGCTCACCCAATAAGACGGATAATTGTTTTGTCGCGCTATCTGCTTTTTCTCTTATTGTTTTGTGAATTTCTGTGTTTATAAACTTAGCCTCCATACCTTCGAATGGAATCAATTTAGATTGCAAGAAAGAGTGCCATCCAAGAACTCCGACACCTAAAGCTCTCTGCCTCTTAGCAAAGTTGTGAGAAGCTTTCATATAGGGTATATCTTCTGTTTTTTGGATATACTCTTCCATTACGGCATCCAGAAAATAAACAAGGGTCTCAATCGCATCAGTTTTAACTATCTCGTCCCATTCTAGAAGATTCAGAGAAGACAAACAACAGACAAAAGATTCTTCTTCCGAAGAATGTAAGAATATTTCGCTACAAAGATTGGAGGCGTGGATTTGTAAGTTTTTATCTTTGTAAGGTTTGGGAGCTTGTTGGTTGGCGGTATCCGTAAAAAATATGTAAGGATAACCAGTTTCAAATCTTTTTCTTATGATCGAAGCCCATACAGATCTCTTTTTCTTGTCGCCCTCTATCATGGAGCGCATCCATTCGTCTGCAATGCAAACAGCAAAAGACATTTCTTGGATTGGATTACCCTCGCTGCGTATCCTTAAAAATTCATTAATGTCAGGATGATCTACAGGTAGATAAGCTGCAAAAGATCCTCTTCTGACATTGCTTTGAGAAACAACAGAGGAAACTTTGTCAAATAATTCCATAAAATGGACTGGGCCACTTGAAGTCCCTCCCGCTGAAATTTCAACCCCTCTTCCTCTTAGCTCTCCAAAATATCCAGAAGTGCCAGAGCCATGTTTTGTCTGCATCCCTACTTCAGCTTGCTTGTCCAGAATGGCATCCATTCGGTCTTCTATGAAGACTCCATTGCAAGAAATAGGAAGACCTCTATCTCTGCCGAAGTTAGCCCACACAGGGCTAGCTAGAGAATAAAAACCTCTTCTTAGATAATCTTCAAACTTATCAGAAAAACCTTTTATTTTTAGAAGCTTTTCTGCGGTGACAGCGATGTCATGACCTCGCTGTTCTGCTGATTCTCCCTCTCTCAAATATCCCCGCTTTAAAAAATCTCGGGAATCTTTATTAAGCCACTTATATCTTTTCATTCAAAAAGGTCTTCAGCATCGAATGTTTGAGAATTTTTAGAATACTCTACAGGACGAGAGTGGAAAAAATCTGTGGCATTGTTGCCAATTAATTCCTCTTCGAACCACATTGTATCCTCCAACACCGAAGTGTCAACATCAAACGCTGTAGAAAAGCCGATTTTTTCTAGAGAGTCGTTTATTCTATTTTTAATAAACTCTTTCAATATGTCGGCATTAAGTCCTTTTTCGTTAAATCCATTCACCATCCAATCTACAATATTGCTTTCTGCTAAAAAAGCAGCCTTAGCCTCTGTAAAAATCCTCTCTTCTAGTTCCTCGTCAAAAAGTTCGGGATGTTCACTGCGGATAGTGTTAATGATTTTGATTCCAGCAAGAGCGTGAATGTTTTCTTCGTTTCTGGTATATTTTACCTGCTGACCAGTATCCTTGAGAACGTTTCGATAACGATTAAACCAATTGATTATGTAAAACTGACTAAATAAAGAAACGTTTTCCACAAAAAGAGTAAAAAGAATTAAGGCATAAACATAATGCTTCTTAGAATCTTTATAAAACCGATGAGTATATTTTCTTAGGTAATTTACTCGCCCCTCTATGAAATCTAATTCCATGTTTTGTTCGAATATATGCTCTAATCCTAAGACCTTCAGCAGTCTCTCATAGGCATTATTATGAATTACCTCAACGTTAGCCATTACATACCCTAAATCTGTTAAACTTGGGTGAGGTAAATTGTCTCCCAGCTTGCTCCAGAACTTTTTGACGGCGACTTCAATCTGACCAATCGCGGACAAGGTTCTGATAATTATTTCTTTTTCTTGGTCATCCAAATTGACATTAAAGTCCTGAATATCGCTACTAAAGCTGAACTCCTTGTCGGTCCAAAAACCGTTATGCATTGCCTCTATAAACTCCTGCGCCCAAGGGTAGTGATCAGGCTTCCTCGATACTTGTTCTTCAAAAATCATGGTTAAAGGAATTTACACTTATACTACTCGTAGCTCCTCGTCAACAGGAAAATTTCCTGAATTTTTTGTTGACAAAATATTTCATAACCTTATAATTACCGTGAAACGGCTTTAAGAAACGATTCTTCGCTTTGTAACGTAATAGGTTAAGAATACGTTATTCGTAAAGTAAAACGTTTTATAAATATATTATAAATATTGCAGAATTTTTGGAAAAAGAAGAAAAAGATCTTAAGATGTTTGAAGTGCAGACCGACCTAACACTGATTTCTAACATCCAGAGCAATAATGACGAAGATAGTCTTATCGAGCTTATAAACAGGCACTCTGGCATCTACCATAGCATGGTAAACCAGTTTTTATCTAGCCCACGATACTGCTTAGATAAGAGTCAAGTTGTGAGTGAAAAAGATTCTGTAATTTACAGCTCCGCTCTTAATTACGACCCAGAAAGAAAAACAAAATTTTCCACTCATTTAGCGAATCAAACAAAGTGGAAGTGTTTAAATATTCTCAATAAAAAGAAGAAAAATAAAGAGGTTTTTATTGATGACAATAACACCTATACAGAACCTTATTGTGAAAGCTTCGTTCAGCAAATAAACAAAGAGGAGGCAATTAATATGTTTAAAAATTGCTTAGAGAAAGAAAAAGATCATCGGGTTAAAAAAATTATTGACATGCGATATAATGTGAGTCACAATAAACTCACTCCTTGGAGAAAAATTGCAAAAGAAGTTGACATGAGTATTCAGGGATGTATAAACATTCACAACAAGTTCATTAACAAAGTAAAAAAAGAAGGAAATTATGTTTAATTCAATTACAGCAGCTGCCTATCTTGTAAAAGATCCAGAAGTCCGCACTACTAGTTCGGGTAAAAAAGTCGCCACTCTGAGGGCGGGTATTTCCACATCTAATGCTAAAACGAAATGTTTTATTGACATCGAGTATTGGGACAAGACAGCAGAGATTGCCGAAAAATATCTCACTAAAGGAAGAGAGTTCATGGTTCAAGGTGAACTTTGCATGTCTTCTTGGGAGAAAGATGGAAAAAATTTCAGCAAATACTTCGTCAGGGGAAAAGATTTACAGTTTCTCAGTTCAGGTAAAAAGTCTGATTCTGATTCGCAAACTTCAGAGGTGGAAGAATCTGAAGACCTTGTTCCATTTTAATGAAAGACAAACTCCTTTTAGAAGTCCCACTTAACAGGTTAAGCTTCGGTAATGTTAGCTATAACATTATCCGAGAGCTTTATAAGCTAGATGCTGATATAGCCATTTTTCCTATTGGTCCTATCGAGCAAATTGATCTCTCTGCTTTCGATGTTAAGGATGATATTAAAAAATATATAGACGATGCCATACAAAAAAGATGGGACTTCATAGGTAAGATACCATCTCTTAAGCTGTGGCATCTGGGCGGTTCAGAAAATAGAAAAAGCAAAGATCAGTTTCTGTATACGTTTTATGAGTGCAATCAGCCTACTAAACAAGAATTAGCTATCTGTTCCGCGCAAGATAGAACTTTTTTTAGTTCTACATACGCCACAAAAGCATTTAAAAATAGAGGGTGTGAGAATGTTTCTTTTGTTCCACTTGGGTTTGACCCTGATTTTTTTAGAACTGAAAAAACATATCTAAAAGATGTAGTTCATTTTGGGTTGATGGGAAAATTCGAAAACAGAAAACATACTCAAAAGATTATAAGAACTTGGCTTAAAAAGTATGGGAACAATAATAATTATCAGCTTTCTTGCTGTGTATCCAATCCCTTCTTTAAGCCAGATCAAATGAAATCTATCATTACCGAAACTCTTGAGGGTAAAAATTATAACAATATTAATTTTTTACCACCTCTGGCAAAAAACAATGAGGTTAACGAACTTTTAAATTCAATAGATATTGATTTAACTGGATTATCAGGAGGAGAGGGCTGGAATTTGCCCTCTTTTAATTCCACCTGTTTGGGAAAGTGGAGCGTTGTTTTGAATTGCACATCTCATAAAGATTGGGCTACCGAAAAAAATTCTATATTAATAGAGCCATCAGGAGAAATGCCTGTAGCTGATGGTATTTTCTTTTCACAAAATAATGAGGTCAACCAAGGAACTTTCTATACTTGGACAGAAGAAGAGGCTATATCCGCTATGGAGACAGCGGAACAAAAGGCGGGACAAATTAACTCAGAGGGACAAAAATTAGCGGAAAAAATGACATACGCTAAGACTACTGAAAGCATTTTATCCTTTATTTAGTGTATTTTAGTGTTGGTATTACAATTGCTATTTAATAATTATGAATCCACTTTTTGAAAAGCTATTCGACAATCCCTCCTATCCTTTTACTCTTAATACTAATGTATCTGTTTTGGACAAAGGAGATGTTTACACCGCAGAACTAGAACTCGCTGGAATCTCTAAAGAGGAAATAAAATTAACAGTCGTAGATGGTGTTTTAAACGTTCACGCTGAAAATAAAGATCGCAAAAAAAGGTTTAAAATATATTTAACAACTGATGTATCAGAAGGACACATTTCTTCTAAGTTAAAAAACGGCCTACTCACTATCACAATGCCCAAGAAAGAGGTTTGCGAAGGAAGAAATATTGAAATCGAAACGTAATGCCTATTTATGTTTACAAAAATCCTGAAACAAACGAATACCGCGAGGTATTCCAAGGGATGAATGATAAACACATTTATTCAGAGGATGGTGTTGAGTGGAAGAGGGTTTTTCTTTCACCCAACGCTTCCATTGATAGCTCAATAGACCCGTTCAATAAACAGCAATATATGGATGCCACCCATAAGAAGAAAGGGACTATGGGTGATATGATGGACCTATCTGCTGAACTAAGCGCTAAACGGTCAGAAAAAATAGGAGGCTTAGACCCTGTAAAAGAAAAGTTTTACGATAACTATGCGAAAGAAAGAAAAGGCGCTCAACACCCTGAAAGAATAAAAGAACGTGGTTATGAAAGCAAAAGAGTTAAGATTGATTACGACTAGTGGAACACAGTCGAATCACAATGCCCACTAATTTTTAAACCTTCTGTTTCTGTAACCGCGAAAGAAAATTCAGCGTCAAATTGCATTTGCCCGTTTATCGCCATTCCATAATTGTAAGAATTTAATTTTGCGTTTTCTATCTTATAAAGAGCTTGATTTTGAACAGGATCGACATCAGCAGCCAAACGCAATTCAAAACTATAATCTTCGTCACTGTCCAAGACTCCTGTTAAGATACCCGCATCTAATCCTGACACAAGAGAGGAAACTGAAAATTTGCCATTAGCGGGGAATTGTGCTTTTCTATTGTAAGCAAAATCATTTCCTAATCCGTAAGAAGAGACCCTCGGCAAATCAACCGACAGATCTAAAGATTGAATAAAATGTGTCCCAGATAAGTTTTGCCCCCCTACCTGCATATTTTGTAATGTTATATCACTATTGCTATTAACTGGATTTAATATAGGGGGTCTTGTTTGAGATATAGTATAACCAACATTTGGAGAAAACGTAAAGGAAGTTGAGGCTGCATTATCGTTGTTTCCACTTTCTAAATTAATAGCTGGGGAATTCATTGTTTCTCCAGTTATGTTTTCGAAAACAACGTTAGAGCAGATATAGTTTGTAGAAACAATAGGTAATCCCCCCACTGCATAACTAAGTCCGTATGTTGTAGGGAAACAGTTCCCAAAAGCCATTGCATCAAAACCTGATAAATTTATAGTCTCATCGTCAAATGTTATATCATAATCTTTTAAAGCGTTAGTCCCCTGTCTCGGAGCCATAAAAACATAAAAATTTGTAGATTTCCCGACCACACCAGAAAACATATTATGTAGTCCAGTTAAATAATGCCCCTTCCCAGCGGCGGTGGGTGTTTCCATTAAAAACCCCCCATTACACTCATTAGTCATCCACGGCTGGCCGAAAAAAGAAATTGTTAATTCTACGTTAGGCTGTTGCACAATACCATTAAAAGAAAAATCTTGACTACCTACTTGTTTCAAATTTTGGCGAGGTAATTGTATAGAATAGTTGACTTCTTGAACCCCACCATAAAGACATAACTGTCGTTTAGCAAAAGGACTTCCTCCCGCAACAAAAGCCTCATCTGTGTTTTGGGTTGCTACAAAAGCAATATTGCTTTTTATAATATCTCTAGCCATTTTATGTTCCTGTTGGTATTACCCCGAGTGGATCTTCTATTAATTCAACTGTTAAATCATTAGAGTTGTAAGAAACCCAAGTGTGACTCCACTGAGGACAATAATAAACTTTAGGTCTATCATATAACGAGGGAATTTGATGCTCAAATCTTCTGTATCCACCTTTTCTTTCTAAAAAATGAAGCATACACTTTAACTGATCATCAGTTATATTTTTATAAGTATAGCTCATGTTAAATGTAGCTATATTATTATTTGTTTTTAATCTCTCTTTAAAAGAGTTATTGAAGTTTATAATATCAGCCTTAATAGTTACATCGTTTTGAGTTCCGATATCTGGTTCGAAGAAAAACTTTTGAGACCAAATTGAATCTGAACCTGTAGGGCTATTTGTTTCAGTAGAAGTGTGGTCTCCACTACAATAGTAAAAATTATCTAATTTGTTTCCATTAATTCCAGTATAAACCACATCATATTTTAAATAGTTAACGCCTTGGCCCCAGTCTTGGAAAGGCAAGTTAGAGAAAGATCCTCCTGACCAATTTAACAAAGTAGGAGCACGATTTATACTAACGCTAGCAGCAACCTCAAAATGCTGATTGTTAATAAAATTAACAGCATAATTATTACAAACTCCTGAAACAGTATGATATACTCTAGTGTCAGGTATAAACTCAAACTGGTTGTCTCCTGACTGATTTTCAAAAAACGCCACTAGTTTTTGAGCATTTGTTTCATTGACATCATATCTAACATTAAACTCTGCTGTCAAACTGTTGAGAGACATGGGAATTAAATTATAATAAAAATCATCAGTAACATAACTGTGATTATCAGCTGCAAAGCTTACCTGAGATCCGTAAACAGGACTTAACGAAAGATCAGCCAGCTCGCTTGGAACTGTGACCCCCGAGACATTAATGTCTCTATTATAGAATAAGCTTTCTCCCATTATTGATTTCCTATATAGTTAAGGTTTAGCCTTAGAGAACCATCAGCAGAAGATGAAAGCTCCTCACTAACTAGCACCGCAGACGGCAAACGATATGTCTGAATGGTTGACCCATCTCTTCCTTTGACTGTTAAAACAACAACATCTGAATTTCCAAACTTTCCCCCTCTTCCATCTTTACCCGAAGTTAAAAAATTATATCCACTTTCAGGCATAGCGTCATCAACATCTAGCTGTATCGAAGCGGTGTAAGCAGTAGGGTGTATAGCCTTGACTTCTGATGGAGACTGACTACCTATCGTGTAATATGGCTTAATAGTATAAGTCTTTGAATAATCAAAACCTAAAACTCTGTTTGTAGTAGAGTTGTTACAAGTAGCGGTAATTGAACCCTGAGTCGGGATATCTATATTGCTAGTGGTTGTTCCTGATGCGTTAGCTCCACTTCTTAATTCATCATAAATAACAAAATTATAATTAACCCGAGGGATTGCGCCGACAGCTACGTTAACTGAATAATTAGTTAAATAACCATTAGTAAAACCATAAGATGAATTATTATAATTTAAACTACCACTTGCCCTTTGTCCTATAGTTAAATCTTCTATAGTTGTATCAGAGATAAGATATCTAGAAACAGAAAGGCTTTGTTCAGTCGGACCTCCAACCGTTGTCACTCCTCCTAAATATCCCAAAGGCTTGCTGAGATTAGCGGAGTTTCTATAGCCTATATCTACAGAATTAACGCCTGATATCTCTTCTCCATCTACAAAAAAGTGGGAGTCGTAATTTAACCTTGTTCCAAACATTTTTTATTACCTTCTTAATGATCCACCTAATCTTTTCTCCTCTTCTATTGTTTGTCTCACAACATCTCTAATTCTTAAAGCTAAAGTTTGCTGCTCCTCATCGCCGCCGCCTTCAGTTGTCTGTGTCCCGTCAGAATTAACAGTAATATTAATTACAGTTTCTCCACCTTCTCCAGAAACATTTATAAGTTGATCCAATCTTGAAACTATCGCCTCAGTTCCACCTTCTAAACTACCCCCTCCATTTAAATTAGAAAGGTTTCCACGCCCGATGCGCTGGGTGGCGGCAGCATTCATAACAAATTCTCCACCCGACAACATGCTGGGGACCGTATCTACTCCAGCAGTGGGAGAGATATATCCACCAGTAGCATGTTTATCTAGGTTTATACCAGCTGCTGAGTTAGATCTTAACCAAGCTTGCAGTTCAGCTTCGGTTTGTGGTGTTACGACATTTCTCGGGGTTCCCAATGGCGGCAGAACACCTGCGGCTCCAGCTGTCGCAGTATCCGCAAAGGATGATGGCCCAGGTCTAAATCTAAATCTACTTGGTCTCACTCCACCTGTAAATCCAGTGCCTACCGTATTTCCAACCCTAGCGGCTGCTTGATTGATTTCTTGTATATTTTCGGAAGTTACATTGTCTAAGTTTTCTATGGCAGAAGCTTGCCCCATGTTAAAAAAGTTGCCTATCGCTCTTCCTGCTCTAGCGAAAAAACCTCCCCCCTCTCCAGACGAGTTACTAAGAACACCGCTTGCTCCTCCACCCAACATAATCCCAGCCCCGCTATCAGAAGAAAGTCCAGCTGATTCAACTCCACCAGATTCTCCTCCTCCTTGATTAACAAGACCACTAACCCCAGCCGCTACTACAGCGCTAATAACGGAACCTAATAAAGCTCTTCTTTGTTGCTCTCGTTGTTCTCTTAATTGTTCTTCAAGCTGTGATTGTCTCGCAAATAAACCAAATGCCTCTCTTTGGGATTCTTGTTCTCTTTGAAACAGAGGGCTATTCCTTCTTCCAAACATCGTGAGACGAGCGCTCATAGGTTCTAAAGAAGCAAAGCCTAATCCTTCGCCACCCCCAACTCTATCAAACTGTCCGCTAGTCGAAGATTGGGTGGCAAAACGAAGCAGATCTCTACTCCCTGTTATTGATCCTTGACCGAAAGTTCCTGGGCTGTAGAAACCTCCCGCTTGCATCTGAGGAACATTGCCTTCATTTAAATCTTCTAAAAATGCTCTTCCATATCTATTCACGGAAGCTCTTCTGATAACAAACTCGCCACCAGTTAATAACGTAGGAACATCATCCCTAGTTCCTGAACCGCCCGTGATTATACCGCCTCTGTTTTTCTTTTCTCCTCCAAACAAAAAACTTAAAAGATTAAAACCACCGCCGCCGCCCTTTCCTAGACCTACCCCTGTGATCTGGTCAACAGCGCTCTGCATAAAGCCTTTAGCTAATAAACTAAAGAAATCTGTGGCAGCGGCTCTAAGGGCATCTCCTAAACTTTCACCCCTAGCTATCGCATCTACAAGGGCATCGGACATGGTGTTTTTAAAATTTATGGCCGCATTCTCTATTGTAGTAGCAAGAGTATCTGCATTGTTTATAGCATCAAACTCTGGCCTCTCTCTTAGTCTCTGTAAAACACTACGCCTCTTGTCGCTTGCGTCTTGGATTATACTTGGCTCTACATCAGCAGGGCCACCCGCAACAGCGGCAGCTCTTCGCGCTGCGGCTAAACCCGCTCCTCCAAAACCAACTTTCTCTAATTGTCTAGAAGACTCTTGTAAATCATTAGCTGTTTTTATTCTTATTCCTATCAGCTCAAGTTCAGCCTTAGATTGAGCAAGAGTAGCCTCTGTGGACTGCCTAGATAATTCTGTTTCTTGCTTTAATGCTTCAAGGCGCTTCTTGATTTGAACTGTTTCTGTATCTGTAAGATTCTTAAGAGAGTCTTCAATTATTTTAAAAGCTTCTTCTGTCGTTTTAGCTTCGGCTATTCTTTTCTTTAAATCTAACCTTGCCCCCTTTTGAATATCAGCAATATCTTCTTCCTTGAAGCCAGCTGTCCGTAATTCCTGTCCGCGAAGTTGCTGCCCCCTAGTATTAAAAGTCGGACCCAAGTCAAAACTTCTAGCCCTTTCTAACAATCTGGCTTCTCTTTCTCCTGCCCGTGATGTTTCTATACCAAAATTAAGCCCACGAATCTGCCTTTGTAAGCCTTCTCTTTGTTCGGGATTCAGCCCCCCTTGATCCAAAGTTCTTTGCGCGTCTCTTTTTAATCTTTCTAGGTCAGCTATGTCTTCATTTGATTGGAATACTTGATCAAAGGCATCTTTACCAATTTGAAGGTCTAAAAGAGTTCTGGCTGTATCTAAGTTATCTCTTATTCTGTCGGTATTATCAGCGGCTTTTTTTGTTGCTAATTCGAATGCGTTTGCAGCCTCAACAGATCCATCACCCGCCTCGACAATTTTGACCATGTTTTTAGCTATCTCTTCAGCGTTAATATTCCTTTTGTTATCAAATCCTAAAACTTTTTGAATAACCGCAGCTATTGCATTAGCATCTGTCAATTGTTTTACGGTCAATTTAGAAAGTTCATCTTGAAGATCTAGCCTTTGTTGTTCATTAGCGCTTAAACCTTCTACTGAATCTATCGCCTGTTTTACTAATTCGAATCTTCTTTTTAACAATTTATTGTTAAGTTCAAATTCTAATTTTTGAGTGCGGAGATTTCTGAGTTCGTCTTTATTTAAAGTGCCTAAGCTTTCCGCTAATTTAATTCTTCTATCAAAATCTTTTGTGGTAGTAAGCTCTACTTGGCGTTTATCTAAAGCTCCCTTTAATAGTTCTTTGGTTAATTTTAATTCTTCTCTTCTACCCTCATCGGCAGTAGCGGCTATTTCTTGTTCTATCCTTTTTATCTCTTCTTTGATTATTTTTTCTTTTTCCGAAAGGGTCAAACTCTCACCAACGTTAGCAAATTCTGGACCTGCCACTCTTCTTATATTCTTTAAAGCTTCTTCGGGTAAAAAACTACCCGACCCCGCTTGTAAATTTTTTAGAAAATTATCCAAGCTCCCTGCCCCGAAACCACTTTTTCTAAGCAAGTTCCGAAAATCGTTTTCCTCTTTCTCAAAAGCTTTTCGACCTTCCTCAATGACGGGAATTAATCTTCTAATAGCTTCGTCAAATTCACCCCTAGTTAAGACGGCTCCTTCAAACTCTCTTCCAGTTTCTGGGTCTCTAAACTTACCAAAAGTCCCTCCTCCTGGGCCTCTGGCTTCTTCTCTCAAAACCTCTCTAACAAGCGCGGGATCTACATTAGCAAGACGGGCTTGTTGAAAAAGATTCTCGATATTCTTTCTAAATTCCTCGTCTTTTTTACCTAATGGGGTGTTTGCTATACCCACATCTCCAGTCATCCGTGCCTTTATCAATGCTTGAAATTGATCATTGAACTCAGCATTCGACAAAGCTTGGGCTGCTTGGAACTGACGATCATCTAACCCAAATTCTCTAAAATCTCTCGATGCCTGTGACTTTAGTTGTCCTTGTTCTAAATTAGATAAATTATTCAGCTGTCTCGTAGCTCCTTTAGCGGCATCAGCTAATCTATTCATGTTTCTTGTGTTGAGTTCGTTAATGCCTCTTGACTCCATCAAAGCTTTATCAAGTCCGTTATAAACAGCTACTGTTGCCCCTATTGCTGCGCCAGCAATACTCAAACCACCCAAAAACTTTCCAAATCCAGCAGTGATTGTCTTGCTCGATGCCGCCATATCATTTGCAAAACCCTTTATTGCAGTCCCCGCAAAAGCTATAGTCGTTAGTGTGGTAACCATTTTGGTTAGTTCGTTCGTAACTTTTCCCATTTTGGTTTCAGCACCTGAAGTAGCTCCTTGTAATGCAGCCATCGCTGCTGTCACAGCGAAGATCGGGCCTAGTAGATCTCTCTGACCTCCTGGGGGTGTTGGCGCAGTTCCTCTGTTTAGAGAAGGAGCAGGGTTGCCGCCTCTTTGCCCAGGAACATTCACCGCAAGGTCTCTCCCTGTTGGAAACTGGTAATTTGGTATATACCCTCCAGCAAAAGGAATAGCCCCAGTAGGCTCATCCCTTGTATTTGTCACAGCAAGACCCATTGGGTTGTCTTGATTTCTAAGTCGGGGGTCTTGATTTACTCTAATTTGGTTAATTGGTAAGCCAGCGGCACTTTCTCTTTGTATTGCGTCTTGCAGCGCTCCTCCACCATTAGCAAAGTTCGGTATGTAACCAGAAGCATTTCTTCTGAACGCGGCACCCGCTCCCCTTGGGTATACTAACGAACTCCCGCTTCCTACGCTGGGATTTAATTGTCTGACAAGAGATTGTTGCGCTGTGTTTAAGCTCGAAAATTGTGTGTTTGCTGATCGTCCTGTAGCTCTAGCCCCTTCTGCTCCTATTCGCTTACTGCCAAATCCTTTGCCGCCAAAACGCGCTTGCCCTTGTCCTCTAACGGCAAATATTTTTTGTGCGGTGCTTATAATATGTTTTAGATCATCATTTACTTTAGCTTCTCCTCCAAGCGACCCCACGTTCTCTCCTCTTATTCCAAACAAAGATCTTATATCAGCGTTAACTGGTGTATCAAGTCTGGTGTTGCCAGCAAATCCAGCCGCATCCTTAAATTCTTGACCCGATAAAAAAGCCTTAATCATTGACTCAAACATCAAGCCCGAAACCCCACTAGTGTCTCCAGGTTTTATAAAGTTTTGTAAGAATTCCTTTTTACCACTTTCATTAAGAATCTTTTTAGAATTAGGAAGTCTTTTGAAAAACTGAACAGAAAATCTACCAGATGTTTTTGCTAAACGTTCTGATATTGTTTTGGTGTCAAAAGGGGGTCTTCCTTTTTCATTTGGCGCTATACCATAAGATGGGACTTTAATTTTAAAAGTCGGGCTAGCTTTATCATTTAGAATATTTTTTGGTATACTAGCCTCTTGAGATACAAATCTTTGAACGCCTTTTGTATCTGTGTATGAAAATACTTGGTTCGCTGGCTTGTCTCCCTTTCTAGCACCTATCAATAAAACAATACCATTGTCAGTATTCATTCCTCTCGGTTTCGCGAAATTAGGAATAAACCCTGTAGATGCCCCGATTTTCTTAGCTCCAGCAGGAAGACCCATCGAAGCAACCATGTCTTGGTTAAATATAGCCGATCCGCTTTTTCCTGCAAAGTTTGGAACAATAAACTCGCTAGTATTAGCTACGACTGGTCCTCTCTGACCTCCTCCGAAATTAAAGTTGGGTATAGTTACTGGGCGAGCAGAGGGAGGCGCTCCCCCTACTCCGCGAGCTATATCTTGTTGTTCTGATCCATAGCCTCTAACAGCATTAAAATTAGGAATATATCCTCCAGCCGCTCTTCCTGCTCTAGCGCCAGCAGTCCCCCTAAGCACGGCAGGAGCTATTCGACCCGCAATACCTTGCATCTGAGTCATTATTCGCAACTGCTCGTTTAAAGCGGTTGTAAAGAATTTGATTTGAGCCGCTCGTTTTTGCTCGGTGCTTAGAGTGCTATTTTCAATGCTTAAAATTTGCTGCTGGATTCCCTTGTTACCCAAAAGCGTTGACGCTATTTGTCCTTGAAGTGTCGCTTGTTGTTGCGCGGCTTTATTCAGACCAAAGAAAGTTTTTAAAGACCCTACCCCAAACCTTACCAAATCAACGGTAAGTTTAGCAACAATAGCCCCAAATATAGCCAACCCAGGTCCAGCTAGAACTCCACCTATTCCTTTAACTATGCCTTTAGCAAAATCAGAACCAATACCTTCTCCTCCTAAAATTTCTTTGACATTGTTTACTAAACTATTAAAAAATCCTAACACATTTTGCAAGCTCTCGGTTATTCCTATCTTGCCAAGAGTGTCAGCTAATTCTTTAAGATTTATAGTTGCCTCATTGATAGCTGTTGAAAGAGTTTTATTTAAAGCAACGTTCCGTTGATAAGCCTCGTTTGTTGCTTTTGCGGCAACGTCAGTAATTTCTATAGCAGTTGATGTTTTTGAATTATAGTCATCAAGGATAGCCAAGAATGGAGCGATTTGGAATTTACCAACCAAGTTTTCAGCTATCTGAAGCTTTTGAGCGTCAGGGAGTTTTTGGATGGTGTCGGCTAAGTTTTGAATAAGTTTAGTTCCACTTAAAACTGCACCTGAAGCGTCCTCGACTTGCACCCCTAATTGTTGCATGGTCTTAAGCTTGTCAAGACTCTGTATCCGAGTAAAAATTGTTTTAAAAGAGTTACCAATAACAGCACCACCCCTCGCGGTTTTTTCTTGGACCGCCGAAATAACACCCACTAATTCATCTAGACTTACTCCAGCCTGAATTGCAACCGCACCTGATCGCTTGATACCTTCAATCAAATCTCTTTCTGATACAGCTGCTTTAATAGAAGCAGCAGAAAGCTTGTTCAAAACCTCGCTGCTCGTTACACCATCTTTATTAAAAGAGTTAATAGCGGCAGTTAGTCCTGCCACAGCCTCGGTCGCACCTAACCCAGACAAACGACTTAAAACCAAAGCATCATTCAATCTAGCTATAACCTGCTCTGTCTTTAAACCTTGACGGCTTAATTCCAATGCTGCACCCGCAACTGTATCAAACGATTGTTCTGTATTTCGAGCTACATCAAAAATTGTTCTCTTAAATGCTTCTAGTTGGGTAGTTGTTTGTCCTAAGATAGTATTGATGCTAGCCATTTGTTTTTCAACCTGAATGGTAGTGCTAACCAACTCTTTAAATCCTTGAGTGACTGCGTTAAGAACCCCAACAGAAGCGCCGAAAGCTAACACCCTTGCGTTAGCCGCTTCCATCGACTTCGTAAACTGGTCTGCCTTACCAGTAATGCGCCCCAAAGGTTGAGATAAACCTTCAATACTTTTGGCGCTAGTGCCTAAATTTATCTTAAGATTTTTACCAGCTTTCTTCGCTTGAGCCTCAATGCTAGCTTGTAATCCTGTAACTGTTGCTGGTATTCTTAATGGCATCTCCGTAAACCTTTGTATTATTTACACAAAGATTTACACATCATGCCCAGCTAATCGCATCATTTGTTCCATATTAAGCTGCCCCCCATGTTTTTCTGCTTCTTCAGATAAAGCTTTATTGCCTTGAGCAGCATCAAACGTTTTCATATCAGATTTTGTAGCCCCAAAAACAAAAGAAGAATCAGCGTCATCTTTTATTCCTGTTTTTCTTTTATCCTTATTTCTTTGAGCGTCAGAAAAAGCCAAAAGTTTTTCAGGATCTTGTTTTATATTGTCAGGGATATCATCTGTGTTTTGGAAAATATTAAAAAACATTCTCCCATACAAAGCCACACGCAATTGATAAACACTTAAAGCTGTAACTGGTTTACGGTAAAAACCATAAACATCCTCACAAAGAGACAGATACATAGAAAAAAAAGGACGCAACACAGCTTCTTGTATTTTAAGATCAGTAAACCTTTCTCCTATATCTGCTTGAGCCATATTAATCTTAATGACTTCCCAGCTCTCCAACCTCCCGAACTCCTCCTCTGTATATAAGTGTTCTGTTAAATCAGGATCTTTAAATAATAAAAATCTTAAAATTTCATCACTGCTTCTAGTCGTCGCATATTCTTCAGCAGTTTTCCCTATAACCTCCTGTCTTTTTGTTAGCAACTCTGCTAGTTCTTTTTGTTTTTCCTTTATAGTATTATGCATCTCCTCTCTTTGAGATGGCAGAGGTAAAAGGTTTTGGGTATTTTTTAGATTTTTTATTTCAAATTCTTTAGAGGCTATTTCGCTATCTTCCTCATGAGACCAAATTTCCTCCTCTATAACATATTTAAGCCTGTCTTTTTCGGATTCTAAACCTCTAGACAAAGCTAAGTTTTTATATTTTTCATAATACTTATGTAAATATCTTTGGTCTTTCAAGCTAATATGCTTAAAATAAGCTTCCTTGCCTTCTATTTGAGCTTCTGTGTATCCATCAAAAGCTTCCCCGACTAAGGAGATGTATAGTTCGTCATTCAAAGATCGCCTTTTTCCACTTGCTCGATAAGATTATTGAACTCATCAGGGGTGGAGGCTTGATTGAAGAACCAAAACGCTAGAATGGTGGTGACCTTTTTTACCACAGCAAGATAAAAATCATCTGACACATCTTCTTTTAAATAGTAATCTTCTATCTTTTGTTCAAAATCTTCCCCCTCAAAATAAGAAACAGGTTGCTCATCATCTTCTCTTTGAACATGAGTTAGCATTAAGGTATACCACAACAAAAGACGGTTTTGGGCTTTTACGTCAGCAGTATGATCAAAAAGAGACTGCATAGAAGACTCGGCATCTACGATCTTTCTACGGGCAACTGAAAGCTCATTCTTAAGTTCTTCTAAACGTTCTTTTTGTTTATCGCTCTTTTTTTCTATAGTTTCCAATCGAGCATACTCATTCTGAATGTCAAAAATTTCTTTATACAACTTACCATAATCTTTTGCATCATCTTCTGACCATACGCCCCCTGTATCGCTGTATTTTTTGTAGAGCATTGCTTTAGTTAGAATACCACGTTTCACACAACGGCTCATTTCGACAGAATATTCCAATTCTGCATCTTCTAACTCGCGACGAGAAGGTCTCTTTAACCTGACCTGAACAGGGACTTTCTCTGTTACTTTCTTTGTAACAGTAGTTTCCTCTCCTGTTTTTTTATTTTTTCGAGTGTGCGTCTTCTCTACTTCTTTTTCTTCATCCAAAGTGAACGAATATAATTCTTTAAATTCCATAACCTTATTCCTTATTTAAAAACGAAACTTATACTGTAATTATTTAAGTTAGAATCAAAATTTCTAATTGATTCGTTACCAATATCTAAAATTCTTTTTCTGATCCAGTTAACTTTTTGAGGCGTAAAGTGATTAGCTGTATTAATGATTGCATGATATTTTTCAGGGATGTTTTGATAAAGTTTTTCATAATGAAAATCATGATCCATTTTCATATCCTCAACCATCACTAGCATCGTCTTAAAAAGCCTTGAAATTTCACTATTAGACGATTTACTTAAATTTTTTTTAGCGTCCATGCCTTAAACCTATCTTATTATATAATTTAAAGTGTAAAAATCAATATGGCAGGGTTTTTAAGCACAGATCAAATAAACAAAGTCAGAGACCTTATGGGGACTTTGCATACGACATTTGCCAGAACTATAACAGTTTATAAGACCGCAAAAAAAACATTGATAGCTTCCACTACTTCGTGGAACTCTCTTTATGGTAGGACTAATACAGGCTCAAATGATTCTGTTGAATACACAATAGTTTCAGAAACTTTTCAAGCTAGAATCTACTACGACGATATGGATACAGCCTATCTCACAGATGATGGGCCGTCCGAACAAGCAGGAACACAAAATAAAGTTGTTGTTTCTGATGGCACAGTAAGAATAGTGGTAGAAGAAGATGCCTATGACTATCTTAGCGAATCTCGCAGGGTAGAATTTGACGGAACAAAATTTATTATAGAAAGTGATGGACAGCCCCGAGGTTTCACATCAAACCAATTTTATACTTTCATCCTTACTCCTACTGAATAATGGCATCTTTAGAACCAGATGTGATTGCAGCTCTGAGCCGCCAAGTTCCTAAATTAACACGAAATAATTTAGAAAAAGAGACGCGCAGAAAATTTAAAGAGCTTAAAGGTCAAATGATAAGCGAGTTTCTCGCTCTACCTGTCACTCAGGAAATAATGGCTGGGCCAAACGGAGTAAATATTAGTGGCAGTTTAGGAGGCGTAAGTAATCTTTTTGCGTTCATAGGTTTTAATCAGGGAGATGATCCTATTGCCCCCATTTTAACTTTATTAGAAGCGGTTAACCTTCAATACGATTCAGATATAAAAAGATCTACTAGAGGGTTTGGTGTTAATTTTAAGGTAAATTTACCTCTACCTGAAGAAATTTTTGCAATTACACCTTTACCTTGGGCTACAGGTAGAAGCTGGGCCGAAGGAATTGAACGGGGTCTATCTGGTCTGGGTCACTTATTAAAGAAAAGCAAGGGTAGATCAGGCGCGGCTATCCAAACCCGTGTAAAAGTAAGAGGCGGTAAATTTCAAAATACCCCTTATATTTCAGCCTTTCTTAAAAAATATAAACAAAAGTTTGAACAATTGAAATGAAGGAGCAATTCCAACACAAATTAACCACATCTTTTTTTCTGTGGTTTGATAATTTTCTACTTAAAAAGGGAGAAGCTTTTAGTAATAAAACAGGAACTTTTTTTAATTATTCAGACACATTGCTTGATTCTGATTATACCCCTTATGGTAGTCCTTATAAGCAATGGGTCACTGATTCATCTATTTCAGGAGCCACCATTCCTACGGGAGTTTTCATTGATGGCAGCTTTTCAGGCAGAAACAACGGTGTTGTTTTGGACTTTTCTAATGGTAGAGCTTTGGTTTCAGGATCTGTAACAGACTCTACAATAACAGGAGAATTTGCAGTTAAAGACTTCAGTGTTTATTTAACCAACGATACAGAAGACGATTTAATTGTTGAAAATAAATATGTTGTTAATTCTCGTCTTCCCTCAGGACCAGACACCTATATCGCTCCTTATGACGATGTGGTCCCCGCCGTATTTCTATCTACGTCAGTAAGCGAAAACAAGCCCTTTGCTTTCGGAGGTATGGAAAACACAAATATTCACGCTAACGCCGTAGTCTTAGCAGAAGACACTTATCAGTTAGATGGTGTTTTGTCTATTTTTATGGATTCTGTAAACGAATCTTTTACCCCAATTCCAATGAGCGGTTACCCTATAACTGAGTTAGGAGATCTGAAAGGGGATACTTATAGTTATACAGATGCCATAAGTCCTTATAGCGATGAAGAAAAATTTATTGTAAACAAAGTCAGAGTATCAAAACTAACCGACCGAACAAGAAAAAACTTAGCGAATGAGCTTTATATAGGGTTTATTGATTTTGATTTAATAAAAAACAGGATGCGCTTTGAGTAGTAATTTCACATTTTAATAATAAAACTGTAAACAAAGGAAAGAATCTTTTATCATGGCCAGCAGAAATAGAGTAATTTACCAATCAGAAGGGCTTTTTGTGAGCAGGGACGCTAGCTTAACGGGTGAAGCCGATAATGAGCAGCTCCAACGAGTTCAAAGCGCTAACTACAGCTATACAATTAACCGTCAAGACGTTAACCAATACGGCGAGCTTGCTCGTATTGACTCTTTAGTTCTTGAGCCGCCGACAGTTAGTGTTGACTTTTCTTATTATTTAACGGACGGCTTTAATGAAAGATGTTTAGATTTTTATGTTCAGACGGGTAACGCCATCAAAACCCAACTCACAGCTCCAGGCAACTTTGCGTCTGGTCACCTTACTGCTGGATCGGGAAAAAATATTTATATTGTCACTTCTCCTGAGGGAGAAGACTTCAACGCAGGAGATGCTTATGAGGCTAGTGATAAAATTATCGGTATTGGTAATGCTTACTTAACTGATTATTCTGTTGATCTTTCTGTGGGTTCTCTCCCCACCGCTAGTGTTAGCATGGAGGGAGCCAACGTTCGTAGTTCCGCTGGAACCGCAATCAAAAACCCAGCTGTAAACCAAGCAGATGGATCAGAGTTCACCTCCAATAACGTCACCCTTCCTGTAGGTAAAACAGGAGGTGCGGGAGCTGCGAGTGGTGGCATTACTGCACTAAAGCCAGGAGATATCACATTATCTCTGACAGCTTTTGATGGCGAAACTGTCTCAGATCTTAGTGCTACCGAAGGTATTCACATACAAAGCGCTACTATTTCCATTCCTCTTTCGAGAACTCCTCTGGACCGTCTCGGAAGCACCTTTGCTTTCGCACGGACTGTTGATTTCCCAGTCGTTACGACTCTTAGTGTTAGCGCGATTATGAATGAAACAGATGCTGATAACTTAGCTGATAATCTGGAGCTACCAGAACGAGATGTTTCTATCACCCTGAAAGATGCTAATGAAAACACTGCTCTGTTATGGGATTTTAAAGGAGCACTGGTCGAAAGCGAAAGCTGGAGTTCTAGTATTGGGGCAAACAAGTCTGTAGACATTACATTCACTGCTCAAATTGGTGGTCCCGAAGATGTCGCTGATGGAGTCTTCTTAAGCGGTATTAATGGTGACCCCGCTTTTAATCTGTATCAAGCTGGACCTGCATCATAACGATGAAAGAAAGATCTTTTACAAAGAGGGTCGCGACAGAAAAACCTGTCGCGGCCCCCAAGCCTAAAAAAGATCCTGCACCCGCAGAATCAACAGAGCTGCCTTGGAAAACACATGAGGACATTACTAACGCCTTTTTAAAAGGCAGTCCGAGCGAAGCAGTTTTAAAAGGACACGCTAAAATTTTAGGAATAGAATATAATTCTAATTTTGAAGAATTTTTTAACGATGCTTTAGAGGCATTTAACAAACTCAAGTAATCATGCCCGACAATAAAAAAACAACTAAAAAAGCTGCTGCACCTAAAAAAGCACCTGCTAAAAAAGTTACCGCTGCTAAAGAAGAGCTTAAGCCAAAACCTAAAGCTGAAACTCCTAAAACACTAAGGGCGTTAAAAGATCAATATTTCGCAGCTATAGCGGCTAATCCAACTAAAAAGGATTCTATTCGCGCTAAATATAAAAAAGAAAGACTTGCTCTTAAGAAGTCTCTCAAAAAGCGTTAATATCTAGTTACTTGATATCCTAGCCCACTGCCGTCTATTCCACCTAACTGGCGTGGCTGTGCTTGATAGATGTTGTATTGTGCCGCCATTCGCGTCACCCTTTCCATGCAATCGCTTGCAAGTCCTCTGTAGACCTTAGAGACCTCATTACGGTTAACAAACGTCACAGAGCTTTCTCCGTCCTTTAATGACAAAATATTATCTCCACTTACGTTTGAGCTAACAATACCACGCAAAGCATTGCGAGCTTCCTTGTTGTAATAGTTGCTCATATAAAGCTCTTTTAGAACATTTTGAGCTTCAGTATCCATCGCTCCGTATGTCCCAGTAGCGCTTGCCCCACCAAAATCTGTATAAAGATAAGTGTTAACTTGGCCGAGATTTTCAAACAACCAACCACTCACCGCGCTAACACTAGCAATCCCTGTGTCACTATCAAATTCAGTGACTACAATTCCCGAAGCAAGATCTTCTAATACGTTAGGCATGTAATATATTACACAAGCTTTAGCCGTTTAACCAATCAAGAATACTCTTATGTTCTGGATTGTCAGGATCTAGTTCTATGGCTGGAACAGGTTGAGGAGCAGTAAAGATATTAGATCTGCTTTGCATAGCGCGAAACTCTTTCAGTATATTTTCTACAACAACATGCTTTTCATAAAAGGGGTTAATCCCTACTTTTTTGGAAAACTCTTGTAAGTCTGCCTTACTCATTTTTTTGAGCTTTTCTTTTAGTATATTTATATCATTAGTCCCAAAAGAATTTGTTTCTCCAACTCCATATAAAACTTCCACTTGTTCTAAAAGATCAAGATAACGAGCGGAACTGGTTTCTCCTTTGTTTCTCAGCTCTTCTAATTCCTCTAACAAGCCATTTTTCTTAGGTTGCTCCTGCCCAGTAGTAACCTCCTTGTAAGGAGCTTGTTTCTTTTTAGCTGTTTTCTTTTTTGGCATACACTATTATATACACGTAATTAATAAATTACAAAAAAAAAGACCGCCCCCGCAGGGACGGCCTTTTTATAGAAGGTTAGCTATTATCGGTCAATAGCGACTCCAACCAGAACGCGATTATCAAGAACCACACGACCCTCTTCGATAGATCCGAAGTAGCCGATCTTATTCTGACGAATGCTATATTGATCGTCAGCAAGCAGATTCATTTCGCTTCCGCTTTCGCTATCCGTAGCAACGGCGCGAATGAGGGAATCGCGGCTGCGATCCACACCCACCACGATCTCGTCAGTAGCGGCGAAAGTAACAGCAGCGCTAGTAGTTAACGAATTGTAAGTGGCACCACCAGCAGCAGTGTTAAACAGATCATTAAACTTCTGACCAGCACCCATCTCGTTGTATTCCAAGATGTTAAGGCCCATGAAGCTGTTCATACCAACGTTGCGGTAAAGCTCTTCACGCACAGATTCAGGAGCAGCAATAGGCTGCTCACCAGCACCGAGAGCACTACCGTCAACATCTAAGGTATTGACAGAGTTATAAGCCATAGAGCGAATGTCGCCCACAACCTCAGGAGAACAAATAAGATCTGTAATCCCGCGAGTCCTAGTGGTAGGAGTCCCGCCGATCCACGAAGAGTTAATACGCTTCGCGAGGGTAAAGAGATCATTCACATCTGCCATCAAAAACTTACCGTCAACAGCGTTAGCGATAATGTGAGAATCGGCAGTAGCAGTTGAAGACTTAGTGCTAGCTCCAGCCAGAGAAGTCATAAGCAGTGTAGCGGAAGTCCGCTCCTGCTTAAGAAGCACCTCTTGAGCAAGGCGAGTGAAAGTCTTGCTGACCACATCCATGCGGCTCTTGGCAGCATAACGGCGATCAAAGTCAACAGCACCATCAAGGCTGTAAGTAGCCAGCTTCAGTTCAGAAGCGGTAGGCAGCACTTGGTTGCTTGGAAGACCACCTGCGTGACTCTGACTCCAAATCCTGACGTAATCTTCGTCAGCGATATCGTAGTAGAGATCAAGAGGGATACTTGGGTTGTCATCGGCATCAAATTGAAGCGATTGGAAAAGATTGCTTACGGTAGGAGCATTGTTGAGAACTTCGGCCAAAACTGGTCCGATAAACTCAGCAAGAGCTACCTGTGCCTCGTAAGCAACAGTGCGGTTCCTAGAAGCCATAGCTTTGACAAGCTCGACTTGTTCAGGGGTTCTTTTTAAAGTGATTTTCATTGTTAAAAGTCCTTTCTATAATTAGCGGTTACAATCAAACGATACGACAAGATAATCACCAGAGAACTGATCGGTGGTGTTTCCTACATTTCCACGGTGTCCCGTTCCAAGAACGTGGCCGAAAACGTGGATTCCATCAGATCGGAGAGCGCCTGTGATCTTACCAGCATTAAGCAGGGAAGTCCGAATACCTCTTCCTGGGGTGTAGTCAGCTACATTCCCGTCGAAAGCGGCTTGAGCCAAGGTAAAGATACCTTTGGTTGCCACAGGTGTAGCTTGTCCTGGGAGGATAGCTTGGGCTTCCAATTGCTTTTCTGGATTGTAGAGCAGCTTTTGGCCATTCTCATCGTTTTTAGCGGTTTGGAAAAGAGTAAGACCGAGCGGAATTTCACCCGAGGTCGAACCTGTGATTGTTAAATTAACTTGTGGATACATTTCCGCAGTGCCAAGGAAGGGATAGTCTCTCTTACCGAGATAACTATTATCCTGATAGGTAATAGGATCTGCATCGAAGTTACCAGCAGATACCTTGACAAACATGCCAGCGTCTCCGCGACCTGAGTCAATGGTATTATCGTTAACGTCATAGTCATCTACGGCGTAGAGGTTAACGACATCGTGATCAGAGTATTGTCTGAATGGTAGAATTCGTAAAGCCATTTTTTTTAGTGGTTAAATGTTAAGAAATTTCAATATTATCGCGGGAAAAAGCGTTTTTGAACTTATCACGAAGAGACACCTCATCGCTCGCAACAGCTTCATTAGCGTTGGAGATACCAGCATCAGTAGCTTCGGCACTGTCAAGAGCTTCTTCTATCTCAACTTCTTCTTCAGAAGCAGTAGAAACCCTTTTGGCTACCTCCGCATCAATCCTAGCTTGGATTTCAGCATCAAATTCAGCTTGCACTTCCTTGTTCTTGTGCTTCCACAAGACTTCAAGTTTAGAAGCAAAAGCTTGATAAGAATCAACGTCATCAAGACTCTTCAGTTCAGTCGCAAGAAATTCGCGATCTTGGTCATCCAATTCAAATTTGGCATCCAAATCATCCATGCGCTCATTAAAAGCAGCAACAGCTTCTTCAGCCTTCTTTTCTTTTTCAAAAACCAAAATACGCTCATTAGCAGCATTAAGCTTTTCTTCCAACTCAGAAACAGAGGATTTCAACTCCTCATATTCCTTGGTTACACCTTCCTTGGCTGCTTTTTGCGCTTCGATATCTTTACGGTATTGTTCATCCCGCTGTCGGATAGCATCGGCAAAAGTATCAGTCATCGAGGCGACTGCTTCTTTAGAGAATTTCTTCTCAGAAAGAAGTTCTTTGAGTTCATTCAGAGTCTTTTCCATTTCCATGTCGATAAAGTTCTTTTCGTTGTTTACATTTAAATTATTATTTTGTGAAATTTTATCCCTCTTATCGTTTATAAAAACTTTATTTTTATCAGCTATTTCTCCATATAAACCTTTGACTTGAGCAGCTGGATTTAAAGTATAAGCAATACCTAAAGGGTATATATCTCCCATGATTAACCTACCTATTGTTTCTCCTTTGTCTGTTTTACCGTTACCCCCAAAACTTCTTAAAAAGCCTTGTAATTCACGTATTTCATCGGGATCTGATATAATTCTAGCCTCACTCAAAACATCGCTGCCCACAGCTAAAACATAGCTATTAAAACCAACTTCCCAACTAGCAGAAACTTTTTGATAGGAACCATCTTCGGGGTCTAAAGATTTCTCTACTAAAGAAGTAAAATTTGGATTAACTGATTTATAGACAACTGCTCCCAATGCAATATTGAATGGTTCTTTTTTGGTTTTTACATCGTTTTCAGATAATAAACGATTAGATTCAAATTCGCTATAACCAGCAGAAGCAATATGACCCACAATTTTTTGCTTGTCATGTTCTATGTTTGTGGGTTTATGTATAAAATTATTTGTATATTTAACAGCAGTAGACGTATCCATCCCGTCTCCATTTTTATTAAATTTGTTTACAACAGCTGCATTAAAAGCCACTCCAAGTAAATCAACATTGCTATCATAATCAATATCCTTTGGCACTAAAGGAGCCAAAGAATCTAAAGAAGCTTGAGAAATCAAAGAGGACTCGTTAATCTCACAAGCCAAAAGCGGACACTCAAAAGTAGTGGTATATTTATATTCCATTATTTTTTCTCCATCCAGCTTTTAGGCAGAGCGCTTTCTGCGCCTATTTTTTTGGCTCTTCTTATAAGTTTACTTTTAAACTCCTCAAAACTCATCGACCCTTCATAACGCCCCCAACTGCTAACAGCGTTTTTGACATCTCTTGCCGACAAGACTGGGAAAGACCTTCTTTTGGGATCAAGGAAGTCACTGTCCTTTAGTTCACTTCTTTTTTTTTACCAAACCTCTCGGCAGCAATATCCATGAGCATTTGAGCGTAGCTTTTCTTAGGCTTGATTTTTTCGCCTTCCATCTTTTTCTTGGAGTCCTTGTCGAACTTCATATCTTTTTTCAAAGCCTTTTTCTCTGCGTCTTTTTTCTCTGAAGGAGCACCCTTATCTAGTTTTTTAATCTTGCTCTTATCATCCTTGATGGCATCCTTTTCATGCTCGACTTTCTCTTTTTTAGTGTCGCGCTTGAGTTCTTTCTTGTCAATTTTGTCAAATTGCTGTTTTGTCATCGCTGCTTCAATTTGCTCGGCAGAAATTGAAACTTCGATTTCACTTGGTTTAAAGTTATTGTTTTTCATGGCTGTGGTATAAAATTGCTGCTGGGTATGTTTCTAAGCTATGTGTAGCTGAAATATCTAAAACCTCTTTCAAAGGATTAAGACTTTCTATTTCATTAAAATCCTTTACACAAGATTCTAAGGTTTCTCCCCAATATTCTTTGGGTTGAGAGCAAACAATAGATTCACATAAAGCGTTTACCATATCAGTTTGTTCATCAGACAACTCTTTTACTTTGAGTTTTTTAACCATATTAGCTTTCGCTTCGTGAATTAAATTGTCTATATCATAGATGGTCTTTTGAATGCTTGATCTAGAATATTGTGCGTTCGCAATGGGAATATCAGTTGTTCCCTCTGGTCTGCCAGCCTCTTTACGAGGGCCAGTTCCTTTACCACCAGCAGGAGCAATAACAGGAACTCCTCCGACTATCGGGTTGTAATATCCCTGTTCACGCTCTTCTAGGAAATCTTTTTGGGCATCATTAAGCTCATCTGGCTCTGGGAATCTTCCATTATGGAACATTTCCATTCCCTGCTTGGGAGTGATAATTCCCAACTCCATAAGCCTAGTAGAAGCTCTCATAAGCTGAACCTCATCTCTCATGTCAATATCTTTCATCTTAGCTTCAGGCCACGATCTAAAACCAAGGTCTTTTGCTATCCTTTTAATCTCTCTGTTTAGAAAATCATTTAAAAACCCATAACGAGATTCTTGTAAACGATCAATAAAGATTTGAGCTTTAACTTGAGTAGAGTTAAATTTCTCTTCTCCTACTACAATGTTTTGTAAGCCTTGTTTTATGTCTTCATTAAGTATTTGATACTTTTCAGGTCCGAGAACTAAGTTTAATTCAGGAATAATAAATTCAGCTTTAGTGGTGTAATCGGAAACTAAAACCCTACCCACACTCTCGTTTTTGAAAAGGTTTTGCATAGCCGCCATGTTATTAGGGTTAACACCTCCTTTTTCTGGATCAGCCCCCATAGTGATAAGCAAAATTACATTTTCCACGGTTCTTGTAATAGCTTGATCCATTTTCTTAAGTTCTAACTTGGCATTAATATCTTCTAAAACGGGGAACCCAAAAGGAATAGCAAATGGTTCGTAATCTTGTTTTTTATAAAAAGAATAAGAGAGCTTGGTAGGATCTAAATCCATAGTTAATCCTCTACGGGAATATGATCCATCTTTAATTCTTTTTTGTATCTGTGGGTCTAGACCCTCAAAAATAGCTAAGTCTTCCTCTGTTTGAGGGCTAGCAAGGCGAGCTATTTCATAATCGGATAAAACTTTTTGATAAGCTCCTGAGTAAGTGAAAGTCGTAGCTCTTTTAGCGACTACATCAAAGGGATTTAGTAAAACATACCTAAGTGGTATTTTGTTAATAGAAGAATTAATAGAGCCAACTTGATTAATTAATCGTGCATAATCTTGCGTTTTAAACTTACCGTCTATTCTATAAAGAAAGACATTTCCACTGCGGTAATACTCCCGAAAATATTGATCTTTAAGAGAAATTATATTTACCCTTTTAAACCATTCATAAAAAAACTCTCTACTTTTTCTGGTTCCTCCCTCTAGATAAATATCTGTGTTGGTGAACTCAGACATTATGTCTACAGCATTCCTAAAAACAGACACGTTAGCATAAGCTTTTTGGCACAACTCTATCGCATCTCTAGCTGTAACTCCATCCGAAGCATATTGATATGGGAGCATACCAACACGGATGCTCGAAAATCTGTCAATAGGATTGCGATATGCTACCCTATTAGTTCGTGTCGAAGTAAAAGTGCTACTACTAGCTTCTTGCCTTCTGGCTTGTGATATATCTCCGTAAGAAGCGTCTGAAGTATAAAAAGGCTCTCCTAAAAATTCTGGCTCAACCGAGTCATTAGGTGGCAAAGAAGGGTGGTCTTTAGCTTCGAACTTTTTCCAATACTCAGCACGTTTTGTGTATTTTCTTTTAGACATGGGATGTATTCCATATTACACCCCAAAGTTAACTTTCAACTTTTAAAAGTTAAGAAATGAACATTGGAGTAAAAGTAGTTTGAATATTCCCGATATCCTCTGATTGCATATCATAAAAAACATTCATCATCCAATTACCTAAAACCAAAGCAGAATAAGAGTCTTTCCTAGCCTTGTCCGCACCTTTTTGTTTTCTTAGACTAGGGGGTAAGTCGAAACTTTGAGTCCCTTGAACAGATGTGGTAATTTGTATAAGAGCACATTGGACCTTAATTAAATCCATCATATCTTTTTGATGCTCTACAAAATCAATCATTCTAGCTCCCGCACCACCTTTTTCATTTGGGTCATTTCTTAAAAACTTTAAATCTTTAATCGGCACTCTGGACTTTCGCTGAATGTTGTAATCGTCATTCATAGCGGCTCCCGCAAAAAAGATTTTCTTATGATCAAACGCAGATTGCAAAGATTCATTTGCCACCCTAATCCAAGCCGATGTGGGCTTCCTTAGAAAAACAATATTCTTTTGATTTAAATTATATTGATTTTTAAGTTTGCGGAGATTTTTTTCATAATCTTGAGCTTTATCTAGCTCTGCTTCGATTACGCCTAATTTAAGATTCCGCTTTTTAAATATATCGCTCTCATTGCAAGAGTTGACAAATTGCACTCCACCATTATAGTCACCCACAACTGCTACCACATTAAAATGAGTTAACACATAAGCTATGTATTTTATATGTGTTTTTAAGCTAGCTCCAGACAAAGCATAGCTATGAATGACCGTTCCTTTCCTAGTGTCCCTATTGAGCTTTATAAGAAGCATAGCAAAATCATCAGAACTTTCGCTTTCAGACCACGAAGGGTCAAAAGCTAGAATATATTCGTCCTTGGGATTACCAACAACTTCGACACACTGCCCCTCCCCATCTGGGATTGTGCAAGCAGCCATTTTGCTCACTTTAAAGTAACCAGAGCTATCATCTGTAAATATAGCGCCGAACTCTCTTTCAAATTGAGATTCACTCATTGTAGCTTTAGATTGGCTTATTAAGTTTTGATCGTAAAGCTGATCGGGAGCGCAGTCATAACTAAAATGCATTATTGTTCTGTGTGCTCCATCTTGTTTATTTTCGTTTAAAATTAAATTCTCATATTGTTGATATATCTTATACAAATACTCAAACTTGTAAGAAGCTGAAGATAAACCAATAATTTTATTGTTGGGCCATCTTTTCCTCTCCGTTTCTTTCATTTGCCCCTTTTCAATCATCAGAGTTTCTAGGTCATAAATTTCTTGTCTTTCAGTGGGGTTTTCTACGACCGAGAGGAAAGGAATGATAACCTCGTTGTAAATCTTCTCTGGCATCAATAATAACTCATCAATGATCATACGTTGAAAACGAAAACCCCTTAGCTTCTCGCCATCACCTAGAGGAAGGGCGCGAATACTACTTTGACCTATTTCCATGATCCATTCATCATTCATCTTAGAAACCCTAGTGATACACTGAGAAAAAAATGTAGCTTTAGGGCTTTTTGAAATATCTTCGATTTTTTTAAATATCATCTTTGACTGCCTAAAAGACTTAGACAGAATGCCTATCTGCACACCTTGATTCAGGATAGCATCTAGAAGCGCGAAAATGCCCGTAGAGAAGCTTTTAGACATTCCCCGACTCCATATGCCTAAAAAGTAGTCAGAGTCCATCATGGCCTTAATAGCCATATGCTGGAACGGGAATAATTTTACACCCGTAAATAATTCACAAGCAAACGAAGGGTTTTCTTTTAGAAATTTGTAAAGCAGTAACTTTGCCTCATTTTCCTCTAAATACCCCTCGGTGCTTAGAATTTTTTGGTTTATATCCTTGAACTCTCTGTGGAGTTTTTGTTGTCCTTTTTGCCAAGCCATCTTTCTTAAGTTTTTGATTCCAGAAGTATTGAACGTCTACTCGCCAAAGGTTTTTGCCTAAAACAAGAATTTTGGGTATTAACTCTTCGCTCTTTTCTCTTGATCCACTGAACACAATTTGAGAACAGTCTGTATATTCAGCTTGTATCTGCCGCATTCTATGAAACACATATTCTAGATTAAATTTTTTATACCCTCTTTTATTTTCGCCCCACATATCCTCAAATGCTGTTTCCACTACTATAAATAAGAAGCAACCCATCGACCTACACCTTTCAAGCTCTTTTACAAATCTATTATATCCATTTGTCACAGTAGCACAGAAATCCTGGTAAGACTTCCTATCCACGAATGTATAGTCATATAAATTTCCCCCCACAGCGTAATCTCCCACATCTAACTTCAGAGATTCTGAATTCTTGAAATACAATGGTTGCTGTTCTCTAGTGTCCACTAGAATGGTTGTTTCTGAGTAATCTTCTTTAAATTCATTTGGTAGTTGCTCGCCTAACATGGGCAACATACCAAATTGGTTACATGCTTCGTGGTAGCTACCGAAAACGTCTTTGCATATCTCTAAGTCGGGGAGCTTTGATGTTTGGAGGTATAGAGCGGGGGGACCGCCTGTTAATCCCTTATCTTCTATTTTTTCTTTTAAAGTTGTTGAGACGAATTGTTTTACCTCATCAGGGGGTGCTGTGCTACACCACTTCCTCATATTCCGCTTAGTGATAAAATCAGTAGCGAAATACTGATCGTATTTTTTAAAAGGGATAAGCTCTCCTGTTAGCTTATCTTTTCTTCCATAATACTCTACATAGTAATCCCCAAGGTATTTACCATGTTTTTTTATATGTGCGTGTAGACTCCTTAACGAATCAAAAGAATCTCCACATTCTTTGCATTTATAAGACATCTTCTCTACCAATTCCTAAAACTCTAGCTTTCCACTCTGACATTCCTTCTAACCTATCCGCTTCCTTCTTCACTGCCGCCTTTTGCATCTCTGCTATACGAACCATGTTGGCCCTTTCCTCTTCTTCTTGAAACAGCTGGACAATAGAAAGAAAGGAAGCATTCTCTTTTTGTAATTTCTTCATTCTCTCCCCGCGATCACCTTGCAGCTTCTTAGTGAGGTTTTCGATGCGTGTTTCACATTGGTGATACTCAGAACTCTTCGCTTTAATAATTTCCGCTAGACGTATAGACATTTCTTGTTGCTCATCAGCCTCATCAAACATATTGTTTAATTTGTTAAGGTGGGCGCTGATGACTTCCAAATTAATTACCTCTTTGCAAACATTTAAATACAAATTAATCTCATCAGCAGTTAAGTCAGGCTTGTCCCAAGTTAATCTAATAAACTCATGCTCAAACAACACCCTGTCCTCTTCATTAAGATAATTGTTAATAATTTTAAGAAATCTTGAATTTGACAGATTGGTTCCTAGTTTTTCTACACAAACTTGTTTTTGCCTGTTCAGCTTTGGTTCATCTAAACCCAAACCCGTTGCATCATTGATTTTCTTGATGATTCGGGACGGAGACTTCGGTGAAATGTATGAATTCAAAGCACCACTGTCTTGAGAAGGCATGATGTCAGGATTAACTTCTCGTATTTGAGCCAACACCGCCCTTTGTTCTGCACTTAATGGTCTAACTTGTTTATCGGGGAAAACAATTTGTGCAATTTGCAAAGAGGAAAGCCCATCTTTAGCTTGGTCTAATATAAATTCTATTTGTTCAGATGTAAACTCTATAGCTTCAGCAGGAGGACGGCTTGTGGTTTTGTAATCTATAGCGTTTTCTGTTAAAAACTTTCTAACAGCTCTACCTTGACGCGACCTACCGTCTAAGGTTTCATCTTCAAAGCACTGTCTGGTTAAAAGTATCAAGTCCTGAACTTTCCCAGCATTCTCTCTTAAGAAAGTCTTCTGTTTATCATTCAAGTCCATCTCCTATAATATCTTCCTCGTTTATGATTTCTATAGCTGTCTCTAAGAATTTTTTCTTTAGGTTCTTAACTTGCCGATAACCCAGCTTATTTTTCTGTGGTGACAATTTGTAACCCATAAACCGAGCTACATCTTCTTCTGTCTTCTCTTCAAAATACAACATCTTGTAAGCTTTATAGTGAACTTCAGTTAGCTTCTTCTCCATATAGACATCAAGCTTGGACAAAGAAACATCGAAATCAAATCCATCGTAAGGTCTACCCTCTACCTCTTGAACGAAATCCTCTGTAGAAAGAGGAGTTTTGAGTTCTAAACCTGACTTTTTACTTTTTTCCCACTTCGCATACAAAGTGCAGGTTGAATCTTGCTTGCTTGTTTTGGTAAGGGAGCATCCCTCTCCCAAAGCAAATTTACAATTGGTGCAAGGCTTAACATAGTTGCCGTAATGATTCCTAATCAGATTTCTTAATTGATTAGATATAATGCGCCCTATCCACGGTTCAAGAGGACGCTCTTGATCCCACATGTGCCACTTCTTAGCAATGTGTAGTTTAATAATTTGCTCTACGTCTTCGAAATCAAACCACCTAACAGCAGTCAACCTCCATTTGTATTGCTGTTTTTTTATTGCGACATCTATGATGTCCGAAAAATCTTCGTAGGAATATTCACCTTTCTTTCTTTTTTTCATCAATAAATTCATTAATTGATTGAGAGCGCTTCCTCTCTTTCTTATCAGGTTGGGCATCCTCGCCAATTAATGAACCTAAAGTCATAGCTTTCTTTTCTACCTCGTAATCAACTTCAAAATTAGTTAACTTAGGAACGAAAGAAGCATCTGTTTCGTCATTAGATAGAATAACAGACTTTTCTACTGTAGAGGTTTCCCCTGCTACATTAGCCGAAGCACTTGCATTCAATTGTTGACCGCATTTACCGCAAAAGTTTGGTTTTGCGTGGCCGTAAGAAATCTTCGTTCCGCAACTATGACAAAATAAATGGCTCATCGCTATTATATTTATATATTTAAATGACTAATTTTCTAAAAATAAACAAGATCGTGGTCCTGTGTATATAAGCAATTCGCTGCTGTCGCGTTGACGCTCATCTTGTTATATACATATCATATTACACTCTTTTATATGTTTCTAATTTAGAAATGATAAACTTTAAAATTTTACTACGAACAATATCAGAGCGGTTAAATTTAAATGAATGTATACCATTCTTTTCAGAATCCTCTCCTGCAAATAAATCAAACATTTCACCAAAACCAGTTTTGCCATTGATGTCGCTTTGCATAAAGTCCCCACAAATAATTAACTTGCTCCCTTCTCCTATACGAGTTATCAGTGTAGTTAACTCATTAAACGTAAAGTTCTGAGCCTCATCTGCTACAATTAACTTATTCTCCCAGTTAGCCCCACGGAGAAAGTTTATAGGCACCGCAGAGACGCGACCGACCTGTTTTAAATAAGCTGTATCACCCTCAAAAATTATCTCATCCAACTTATCATACAAAGGCATCAAAAATGGATCAAATTTATCTGTTATATCCCCTGGTAGGCTTCCCAATCCTTTATCCGCACTTTCTGCTATGCTCCTTACATATAGCAACTCTTTTTCGTTGTCCTCGGCTAATAACCTTAGACAGCCGTATAAGGACATATAAGTTTTGCTTGAACCCGCTGGACCTGAAACAAAAAAGATCTTTACGCTAGGATCTAGGACTGTAGACAAAAAACCCCTTTGGCGGGGAGTAAATTTGAACTTTCGCTCTTTAAATTTAATTGAGTGGTGGAAGTGTGGCTTTAACTCAATATTAGACAAAGTTTTACGTGCCATGTAAATGTATTTACACGTAAATTACAAAGGCGTATTCCTTAATCTCACAGTTGTTTGAACTGAATCTCCCCCATTGATCCCATAACTCTGATCCACAACCCTTGCTCCTGCTGGCATTTTGATTATTTCCACTAAAGAGCCAACATCAAAATTATTGTCTTCGTTTTGTAAGCCTATCTCAACTGATCCCGCTAGAAGTTGTCCGCTTAAATTAATAAACTTATTTAAGCCTGTGGCAGTAATACTTAATTCTTCTTCTATTCCATCTAAAAGCATACTAGATGGATTTGGAGAGCCTATCTCATATACGGGACTTCTATTATACTTTCTAGTGAAAGTGGCTTGAGACTGAACTGCCCCTACAACTTCGTTCATGTTGCTAACCGAGCAAGTATGACCATAAACCATATCGTCCGAATAAATGGGTATAGCATAATTCTCAAGACTTAAAGCAGTAGAAGCTAAAGGATCTTTTCCTGAAATCTTAGTCCCCGTAGGAGGATCTAAAGAAACAAAATTTGCTGTAATGATCGCGGGTAAGTAAGGCTCCACCCTTATCGACACTTCTGACGGATAACATTTTTTATATAAATTTTCTCCAATCTGTATGGGGACATAAGCTTGCCGCGCTTCAGTTGTCCCACTCAAATATCTGAAACCTTCACCAATGCTAGTATAACCCCCACCACTACCTTGAATGAATGATTCTATAGTTATGTTAGCAGATAAAGACCCCCCAAACCTAAATTGATCATTAAGGTTTACATCAACACCTAAATTACGCTTCGGCTCAGAAGACGTATTTAAACTAACATCAGAACGTAATGCAGGAATATAGTCCATAGAACCAGTAAAACCCGTATTCACACTGTCAGTGTCGGGAACCCCAATGAAAACGGGGGTGTTGGTGTATGAGAGACTCATTTGCTCATATTACACTCTTTATTGATTCCCAACCACCATTAACCCAAAATTAGCCGTAGCATAAGATACCCATATAATCCCCCACCCAATGTCTCGCTTCATAAAATACGCCACCCCGACAACCGTATACATGATCCCCGCTGCCAATGGAACATACTTCGTTATAACGTCCATCCCCTTTATTATATATGTCCTCTATTTTTTTTAAACAATAAATACAACAACCTCCCGATGCCCCCAAACTTACAAGAAATGGGGGTTGATAAATTGATGAAGGACTCCCCCCCCGACATTAACGCGCAAAACCCTTTGGTTTTTCTCAGAAATGGGGTAGGGTTGTTTTGTCAAGTTTTTAATTGAAAAAAAAAGTTGTTAAAAATGCATCTTTTGTCTTGCGATTAGCTCAGGCTCTGCTATACTACAGGCATGACAGTTAAGGAAAGCATCTGCAACGGCAGTGAGGTAGTGTTCGATGGTAACACTTGGGGATTGGTAACTGATACGGCTCTCGAAAATAACGAGGTCCAGATCATGGACGAGGATGGTGGAGAGGATTGGATTGACCTTAACAGGGTGGATGGGATTCTCCGCACCACCTAAAAAAAACGAAAATAAAACTTGCGTTTCCTCTCAATCTATACTATACTACAAGCATGAAAGATAAGCCAACCCCATTCTTTGTTCTCTTCGGTCAGCAACGCGCAGACGCTCCAGAAGTCTGCTTCGGCGGTGCGTGGAGGCGCGAGAGGTGCGAGCGCATCATACGCAACCCGTTCGCCAAGATAGTCGAGGGGACTGGTCGCATTGTCGAGTTCCCTAGCCGTGAAGCGGCATGGGAGGCGCACGGTGATCAGCTTGACATCGCACACGGTCGCACTAGGATATAGCCCGATAAAAAAACGAAAATAATCCTTGCGTTTCTCTCAATCTCTGCTATACTACTCTCATGTTCAATCAAAACAGGAATGACGACATCGTGGTGCGCCCCGCGCCCACGCCCAAGCTCACTAGCCTCTC